ACTCTGCATTCATCCACAAACTCAACAGAGCGAGTATAATATCACTTCTTGGTTCGTTTCAAAAGCGATTAGACAACTGCGAAAAGATACTGAAGTCAAAGCAATCATTTCATACGCCGATAGTGATTTTCATAGTGGCACAATCTATCGCGCTTGTAATTTTAAGTATTGCGGTCTCACAGATGCAAAGAAAGATTTCTATTATGCAGATGGAACCAAGCATTCACGAGGCAAAGTAAAAGGTGCTGAGGGAGAATGGAAAGAACGCTCCCGCAAGCACCGATACGTTATGATGTTTGATAAGAATTTAGAACTCTTATGGTGACTTAATTCTCATATTATCTGTTCTAATTAATTTGATATCTACAAATTCTGAAGATTTAGAATAAATCATAAGTTCTCTCATATCATTCACGAATTGTTGCAAGTATAATGGTTCTAATAGACGAATAGTTCTTTTCTTTTCATTTAAACGAACTTCATGTTCGTAATTTGTTACGGCAGTAACAGGATTTAAAGTTGCTAATTTATTATTTGGATCAGGAATTGAGAAATCTGGATCTACAATTTTTCCTGCAGGTAAGACTAAACGATTTTCAGAATCTCTAACTTCAAGAGTTTCATAGTATTTTATGTCTGTTAAATTATTTTCTCCATATTTATTTGCTGAAAATCTATAAATGTCTCTTTCAGAAAGAGGCCATTGATCTCTTATATTAATAATTCCCGCACTAATCAATACAACCCAATCATAGTCTGGACTTCCATATAATTCTTCCGCAACCAAATCTGGTCTGGATCCATCTGTAATAGTATATTTTATCAGAATAGATGTTTCTCGTAATTTATAGAAATCATCTCTGATTTTAAATCTTCTGAAAAGGTTTTTAACGACTAAGTAATCAGTAGAAGAGTTTGCATCACTTAGAAAAGATGGGTATTCTAAATTAGGTAGTTCTCTAAAGTATCCCATTAGTATCCTACTCCAATTTGTGCGTTAGAATCATTATAATCTTCGTAGTAGACTGGATTCAGTTCTTGGAATGATAACGTCATATTTAAATGAATTGGTGCTCCATCACTATATGTTGCATATGTTCCAGATCCAGTATAATTTACTCCCATGCCAATAAGTGCCATGGGTTTAAATGTTGGTAAGAATGGATGCTTGCTTGATCCTTTCCTGAATTCTAATTGAAAAACATTTGGAGCACTTATGAATAGACCTTGAGAAGCTGTACTTGCAGAAGAACTTTTTCTTGGTGCCATACTTGTCTTCAAAGTTCTTATCATACCCTTAATGTAAGAAGATTCAGTAGAGTCTCTGGCAACTAAATCATATGTAAATTGAAAAGATCTTAATTTAACACCCTTAAATAATAATTCCATATTTGGGTTTAAAACTTGACCTGAAGATCTACTTATAAGACTTTCTAAATTAACATTAGCCCCTAAAGCACCAACTGCCGCTGCTGCAAATCCAGTTGAAATTAAATGTTGTGCGTTTCCACCTAGTATTTGATCGTTAGTAATTCCAATTGCTTTTTGTATTCCAGATTGAATACCTTTAAAAGGATTATCACTTTCTATAGCATCTTTACTTAATCCTAGAGCAGTTGCTGCAATTGGATTTAAAGTGTCATCTCCCCAATCTACCGAGTTAGAATCCTCAATTCCTTGAGGCATGGGTAAGTAAATATTATGATTAACCGTCACTTGATTACTACTTGATGACGAAGTTGTTTGTCCCAAGGTTGGTATCCCTGGAGCTTTATAATCTACCACCTTGATATGTAGATAATCATCAGTTTTTTCTAATTTTCTGTATGGGTATCTGTATTCTGCCACAGTTACAACCGTTTCTAACTATTTAGACGCAATTTCATATATGGAATAGAAAGAAGAGATTTAATTTCTGAGGATTTAGCCCTGTGTATGGTCCCAACTATTTCTTGCCATGTATATTGCCTTGGAGCTGGATAATGGAGATTAATTCCTTTAAATCCCCATGCGAAAACTTGAGTAACTTCTACTAGAGGATACTCATCATATTTAATGTTTGGAGTCTTGGGTGAATATATAAAGGTATAAAAATTTCCAACTTTTGGTGGCATTTCACTTTCTGGAATGGCTTCAATAATTAATAGCATTAGATCATCTGGATCTTCTTTTCCAGTTACTAGATCCAATACAGGTGCTAATCTATTGTTAGATGTATCTTCAACTGGTTTAACATTTCTTTCTTTAAGAGTTTTCCTTGGCATTTTAATACTTGATGTTTAATTCATCCTCTGTTAAAATTTTAAATCCATATTGACGATCCTTACACCATTCTCTTGCATATTCCCATTTTGATTGGTTTTTTGCATATTCAATTGCTTCATATATGTATCCTTTTGTTTTTCTTTTTGGTTCTTTTGGTGGAGATAATTGCCTTTTTGGTTTTATTTCAACAAGATATTTTTGAATTGTTCCATCAAACATTTGTTCTTTCACATAAAAATCTGGAAAGTATCTATGAGGACGATTATCAACTGGAGACTTATACCAAATGAATATTTCTTCACTCGACCATTCTAAAATATTATCATGAAGATCAAGATACCTCATATATTTTCTTTCCCACAAAGATCTATAGATTACATTTGTCGGATCACCTTTGTATTTTTTTGGATTTGTTAATTTATATTTTCCTTTATATGACATCTATCAATATACATATATTATAGTCTTCAAGTATTTAGAGTGTCTCTCGCAAACTATAAAAAAAGTATATCTGACATTAAATCAGTATTTAATTTAGCGCAGACATCCCATTATCAAGTTGTTTTTGGTGGATTTTCCAGTGAGTTAAGAAGTTATCTATCTGATCGTGGTGTATCATTGAGTTTTATGAATGAGAATGCTGGATTACTTTGCAGTTCAGCGCAATTACCAACAACTTCCTTTGCAACTGCTGATATTAGAGGAGCATACACTGGAGTAAATGAAAAGTTCGCACATACTAGAATGTATGATCCTATTACTCTAGAATTTTATGTTGACTCACAATATAAAGTGTTAAAAATGTTTGAGTATTGGATGGAATTTATTTCATCTGGATCTAATGAATCTGTTAATTCTCCAGGGTATTATTATAGAATGAGGTATCCAATTGAATATAAAGTTGATTCGACTCAGATCATTAAATTTGATAAAGATTATAATTATGGTTTTGGTTATATGTTTTATGGATTATTTCCAATATCTATGTCTGCACCAGTAGTTTCTTATCAGGCATCAGATATTTTAAGAGTTTCAGTAACATTTAATTATGAGAGGTATATTTGCGCTAAAACTACAGAAACTACAGTTTCTAATGTTATTGGTAGTTTAGTTAATCAGATTTTCAATAATTCCAATACTTCCAATACTTCTAATAGTTCAAATAGTTCAAATAATACTCAAACGGAGAGGCTTATTTTCAGGACAGGACAATCTCTTGGAAATGAAAGTGGTGTAAGAGGTGTTACGTTTAATTCTGGAAATGTGAATCCTACCATTCGTTGATAAATAATTGTACTGAATTTAGCAGGTTATTATGCCTTTACCAAAGATTTCTACACCAACATATGAGTTGGAAATTCCATCATTAAAAAAGAAGATAAGATATAGACCATTTCTAGTTAAAGAAGAAAAGGTTTTGATTATTGCGATGGAAAGTGAGGATACTAAACAGATTACTAATGCAGTTAAAACTGTAATTTCAAATTGCATTTTGTCGAAGGGAATAAAAGTTGATGAACTTGCTACTTTTGATATTGAATATTTGTTCTTGAATATTAGGGGTAAATCAGTAGGAGAAACAGTTGATGTACTGATTACTTGTCCTGATGATGGAATTACGAAGGTTCCTAGAACAATTAATCTTGATGAAATTCAAGTTGAAGTTTCTCCCGAGCATTCTAGAGATATTAAACTTGATGAAAAATTGATTATGAGAATGAGATATCCTTCACTAAATGAATTTATTAAAAATAATTTTAGTTCTAGTGGAGAAATTACAGTTTCAGATACATTTGATCTTATTACTTCATGTATCGAACAAGTTTATACAGAAGAAGAATCTTGGGCTGCATCAGATTGTACTAAAAAAGAACTTTCTGAATTTATCGAACAATTAACTTCAAATCAATTTAAGGAAATTGAGAAGTTTTTTGAAACGATGCCTAAACTTTCTCACACCATTAAAGTTAAAAATCCAAATACTGAAGTTGAAAGTGAAGTTGTTCTGGAGGGATTAACATCTTTTTTCGCGTAGCGATGGCGCATGAGGATCTTGCGTCATATTACAAGACAAATTTTGCTTTGGTCCAACACCATAAATATAGTTTAACAGAGCTTGAAAATATGATCCCTTGGGAAAGGGAAGTTTATGTTTCTCTTTTGAAAAATTATATTGAAGAACAAAACCTGAAACAAGGAATAAATGGATAGGGAAGAGGCTGGTACGAGAGCACAGACGGGAGAAAAACCTGAAGGTGGTTATTATACCAGATCAGAAAGAATTACCTTACAAAAATTTTCTTTAGGTAGAATTAGAACCTTACCAAGTTCTGTTTTTGGAACTGGAAGTTCGGGTGGAAGAGGACGTGGTGGAGCAATTGTTCCTCTAACTAAAGCAATTGATCCTGGATCTTTAACTGTACCACCATCCCCACCCCCAATTAATCCAGAGCAATTACAATTATTACAGAAGCAGATAAACGATCTTGCTAAACGAGATCAAGAACAAATAGTAGCAAACAATAATTTAATTAGCTCTTTACAGAGGCAATTTGATGTAATTAAAGTTGCAGTTGCAGATCTAGGTGCTAATCTTAAGGGAGTTGAGACTCTTTTAAAAAATGATGCTGTACTAGAACAGTCTCAGGCAAAGCAAGAATTTATAGAGCAAAAGCAAGCAGCAGAAACTGAATATAGAAAAGGTGCTGAAAATCAATTAGAAAAAAGAATTACTGGTGCTTTGATGGCACCGATTAAGGCAATTGGAAATAAACTCCAATTCACTCTTGCAAATTTAATGAGATTTTTTGGTATATTGTTTACTGGATGGTTGGTTGATAAGGCAATAGATTTATTTAAGGCTGACTCTGAAGGAAATCGTAAAAAATTTGAGGATATAAAAAATAATATAATAAAACATTTATTAATTGCTGGTGGAATATTAACATTTTTAAATCTTGGATTTCTTAGAATTGTTGCTACAATAGGAAGTCTAGCATTTAAAATAGGTAAATTTGTAATTGGAAATACTCTAGGTAAATTATTTTTTAAAATTGCTGATCTTGGTAAGAAAGTAGCTTCTGCTGCTGCATCATTTGTTGGAATTGGTGGTAGAAGTGCCGCTGCTGCTGGAGGTGCTGCCGCTGCTGGAGGTGCTGCCGCTGCTGGAGGTGTTGCCGCAGCTAGTGGTGCTGGAGGAGGAAAACCCTCACCAAGTTCTCCTGGTAAACCTGGAGGTAAACCTGGAGGAGGACTTGGTGGTGCAATTGGAAAAGGTTTAACTGGTATTAGTGGTATAATGGATGCTGCATCAGGACAATTTACCGATGCTGCTCTTGCTAGTGGGGCATTATTTGCTCCAGGAGCCTTAAAGGTTCCTTTTCGAGTTGCATATGGTGCTGATGCAATTGCAGAAATGTTTGGCGGAAATATTTTTGGTAAAAATTCAAACGAACCTCCAACACAAACATCAACTCTCCAGACCAATAGACAAACTGCAACAACACCTACTGCACCTTCAACACCTTCAACACCTACTGCACCTTCAACACCTTCAACACCTTCAACACCTACTACACCTTCTACAACTAGTTCGGCAACTCAACAAAAACCTTTAGTTTCACTATCTGTCCCACAAGGAACTATTATACCAGCATTTTCTCCAATGCCTATGAATTCATCTGAAACATCTGAAGAAATTTTTCCTCAGGAACCTATGATTTCTCAGGTTACTAGTTTTGATGTTCCATCACAACAGACAGAAAGTAAGGTAGATGCATCTACACCAACACAGACAAAAATTCCAGAACTTCCAACAATATCTCAACCATCAGCAGCACAAGCAACTTCTACTCCTCAATCTGCAGCTCTACCTCCTCCAAGTCCAGAGATGGTTAAGAAATTTGAGATGGCTTGGCAATATAGAAATAATGGAATGGCAAGAGGAAGAATTGTTGAGGCTTGGAATAATATGACTCCCCAAGAACAGCAACAGGCAATTACTTGGGCGAAATCAAAAGGTTATGATTGGACTGAGATGAAATTGACTCCAAAACCAGTTCCTGCAACAACTTCTCAACCAGCACAAGTTGAAGCACCCTCTTCCCAATCTACAAGTGCTCCAATAGATCAATCTTCAACTCAACCTGCAAAAATTGATACGTTGCCCCTTCCTCCTGTAGTTGGACCTTCTCCAACTCCAAAACCAAATGTAGTTTATGCAAGTAGTAATCCAAATCAAAGTCAACCGCAAACATCACTAAAGAGTGGAACAGCAAGTGAAGTTCCATATATTGCCTCATCAAATCCTGATAATTTCTATCTGTTATATTCACAAGTTCAATATAATGTGGTAGTGTAAAATGAAAAAATTATTAAACCTTTCTAAAATTAGTGGTAGTATAAAATCTTTTAGTAGTAGTATTTTCGGATCTAAAAAAACTACTTCTAATATGAGAAATTTTTTAATTAAAAAAACAAAAGTAAAAAAAGAAACCATACAAGGTAAAAAGACTTTTTGGGGAAGAAAAAAAGAATATGAAAGAAGAAAAGAAAATGAGGCAGCATTAGAAGCAAAGGATATAATAACAACTCCAATTAAAGCAATTGTCAGAGCCACTGGAGGATTTTTAAGTCGAATTTTGTCCTTTCTAGGAACACTATTGCTTGGATGGTTAATGAATAATCTTCCAACGATTATTGCGATGGCGCAAGAATTGATTGCAAGAATACAACGAATGTTTGCATTATTGCAGGGATTTATAAAAAATATCTTTAATATTGTTAAGAACTTTGGAAATTTATTGAGTTCTGTTTTTCAGGATATAATTTCTTTAGATTTCTTAGATACATCTAATAGAGTTAAGAAATCATTTACTAATCTTGAAAATACTTTCACTGATATGGGTAAGCAAATAGATGAAGGTGTAAAATTAGCAACGACTTCTTTGGGTGAGTCAATTGCTCCTGGCGGTCCTGGTTCAATTCCTCCAGCAGGAACTGATTATACTACTCCCCCAGGAGAAAGATCTGAAGGCGATGAGACTACCGGTGCTCCTGGTGGAAATGGAGGAACTAGGGCAACATATGGAACTCCTAGAGAAAGAGCATTATTAGATGCTATTGCTACTGGTGAAGGGACTTCTGGACCAAATGGTTATAGGACTATGTTTGGCGGTGGAACTTTTGATACATCAAAGGGGTGGAAACATCCTGATAGAGTTATTAGATCTGGTCGTTATGCCTCATCTGCAGCAGGAAGATATCAATTTCTGACACCCACCTGGCAAACAGCAGCAAATGCACTTGGGTTAACAGATTTTTCACCAGTTAATCAAGATAAGGCTGCATTATGGTTGGCAAAGCGTAGAGGAGTTACTGATGCATTATTATCCAAAGAAGGATTAAGTGCCAAAGTTTCTAATTTATTGTCTGGTGAATGGGCTTCATTTCCAACTTTAAGTGGATCAAGTGCTTATGGGCAACCAGTTGCAAAATTAAAAGTGTTGCAGCAAGCATATCAAAAATCTTTGGGTTCTCCAGTTTCTCAAGAAGATAAACCCGGAGTGCAAGGGGCTCCACAGACACCATTATCTACAAATTTTGCTGCTGTATCTGGAACAAGTGGTGACTCTCAAGGAAATAGAAAATTAAGTGTTCCTTATAGTCCATTTAAGCCTGGAGCGAATACTGTTATTACATCAGGTAAAGGTATGAGATGGGGTAGACCTCATAACGGATATGATATATCTGCTCCTTCAGGAACTCCGATGTATGCATATTTTCCTGGAAAAGTAACTCATACAGGTCTAGCTGGGTCATCTTCAGATGGTGGATATGGAAATTGGGCTGTGTGGAAAGATGATATCTACGGTGCTTATCATTTCTTTGGACACATGAGAGATAAACCGGCAGTAAGAGCAGGGCAAGTTATCAATCAAGGAACTTTAATTGGACTGGTTGGAAGTACAGGAAGATCAACTGGACCTCACCTTCACTGGGAAATTTCTAATAATCCACCAGCATCAAATGGTCAATTTAGTTCTTATGAAGATCCAGGATCTTGGTTAAAAAACCACCCATTAAAAAAGGTTGAGGGACAAAATCAGCAAACTCAAACAAAACCAACACCAGCACCAATAACTCCAGCACCAAAGACTACTGCTCCAGTATCTACGGCACAGGCAACTCCAACAACAACTGCAGCGCCAACTGCACCTTCAATAACTCCATCACCCTCTGCAGCTCCAGTAGCACCAGCAGCGCAAGTTTCTTCACCCCAATTATCTCAACAAGTAGCTCAAACAATTCAAACATCAACCACTCCAGAGCAGCAGACTATTTTTATTAATGACGTTCAGCAACCACAACCTGTAGTTGCTTCTTCTGGTGGAGGAGGGGCATCCGCACCACCATCGATCAGTAGTCTTACTTTGTTAAATAGATTTATGAAACATCATATTCTCTTAGACCTAGCATACACATAAAATGGCAGCAATCGATAAGTCACTATATGAATTATTGACTATAGAGTCAAACGATCAAAGTAAGTCAGTAGATATTAGGACGGGAACGGTTTCGATTGACTATTATGAAGATATTTTCTCACCAACTGTTACTGCTAAAATTAGAGTTGTAAATACTGGAGACTCAATTCCATCATCTTCTGGTGGTGGTTTTCAATCCATTTATAATGGATTACCACTAAGAGGTGGAGAAAGGGTTGCTCTAAAAATAAAGAAAAATTCTGAGGGAAATGCTGGGCTAGATTTTTCAAAGAATGTTAAAGATTATTTTTATGTTTCTAGTATAACTGAAGTTATTTCAGAAACTCAAAGGGAATCATTCGTTCTTAATTTGGTTTCCAGAGAAGCAATAACAAATGAAACTAGTAGGGTTCTAAAGAAATATTCAACTGCTTCTACTATTGATACTTCAGTCAGAGATATATTGAAAGAATATTTGAAAACGGAAAAGGTAGGAACTATTGATAGAACAACAAATAAGTATGGTTTTATTGGAAACATGAGAAAACCATTTACGGTTTTGGTATGGTTAGCATCAAAGGCAGTTCCTTCTGCTTCTGGGGACTCTAGTGCAGGGTTTTTATTCTTTCAGACTAAAGAAGGATTTCAATTTAGATCAATAGATGAATTAATTAAACAGACATCTAAAGCTGAATATTATTATACTCAAGTAAATGAAAATAAAATTAATAGAAATAATGATTTTAAAATTTTAAAGTATTTTACTGATAAAAATCAAAATCTTTTAGAAAAATTAAGACTAGGAACATATTCTAGTTACAGAATGTTTTATGACCCTTTAAAATTTACATTTACATCTCCTTCTGAAGGTAAATTCACTCTCAATAATTATTCATCGGGAGTTAAAAATTTAGGACAGTCTTTAAAACTTCCTAATATATCCAGTTCAAATTCAACGTCTTTAGGGGAAAGTCCAACAAGAATAATAACACAAGTTATGGATGTTGGAACTTTAGATCCTACTGTGTCTAAACAAGTTAATGCTGATCCTGGAAAATATCAATCCCAGGCTTTAATGAGATATAACATTCTCTTTACACAATCTGTCAATATGACAGTTGCTTTAAATACTAATTTAAATGCTGGAGATATTATTACTTGTAAATTCCCTAAAATCTCCAATAGTGATAAGGATGAATATGATGAGGAACAAAGTGGTCTATATATGATAAAAGAATTATGTCATCACTTTGATGGTGAAGCTTCATATACATCCATGAAGTTAATTAGAGATACATTTGGACTACACGGAACTAACAACAAATGATAGAAGAGTCCTTACTAAAAAGTAACTTCGTCGGTAGAGATGGTTTTAGATGGTGGATAGGACAAGTTCCACCAATAGAAGCTCAGGGTAAACAAGAGAATGGTGAGGGATGGGGAAATAGAGTTAAAGTTCGCATTATGGGATATCATACTCATGATGAGAAAATTTTACCTAATAATGATCTTCCGTGGGCTCAGGTTCTTTTGCCGGCAACAGCAGGAACAGGTGCTGCAAATTATGCAACAAATATAAAAATTCAACCGGGTGATGTTGTTTTTGGATTTTTTCTTGATGGTGATAATGGGCAAATACCTGTTATTCTTGGATGTTTTGGTAGAACATCAGAAGTTTCGACCGAAAAATTTAAAAATCCCTTTGAACCATTTACAGGTTATACTAATCAAGTTAAGAATGATGGATCTGTAATTCCTGCAGATCAGACAAACGAGCAGAACAAAAATTCACAAAAGTCTCCAAGAACTCTTGATCCTAGTCAGGTTGGTAAATTAAATAGTGAATTAAAAAGTCAATATGGTAGTGAATTTGGTAAATCGATATTACCGGAACTTTCTTATTTTAATGCTATTGGAAATAAGATTATTTCTGCAAATTCTTGTAAGAGTACTATAGCTCAAAGTTTAATGTCTGAAATGGAAAATTTAGTCGGTAGGCTAAAAATTCCATCAATTGCTATGGATATTTCTTCTGAAATAAAAAGAACCGTTGATAAAATTCAAGGAATGTCGAACGGTTTTATCGGACAAATGTTTAAAAATGTATATACCAAGTTGATTGGAATACTATCAAATGGATTAGATCTTTTATATTCTAAAATATTTGCATATGTTTATTCTATAACTCCATGTGATCCTGCATGTAAATTTGCTGTAGCTCATGCTGCAGGAGTTTTAGCTCAACAGGCACTGGTTGCCCCAGTTAAAGCTCTTGAAAAGGGTATTCCATGTGCTGCCAGCAAAAGTATAAATTCTTCTTATAAGAAAATTAAAGATTTAGTTGAAAAATATGTTAAAAACGTTGAAAATTATACAGAGTGTTCTGGAGTTGAATTTACCGCCGGATTATTAAATGTTCTGATTGATGAAATGATTAGAAACTTATCACCACTTCTTGATGCCGTAACTAAAATTCTTTCTCCTGGATTTAGTTTAGAAAATCTTTTAAGAGGATCTGTTTCAAATTACCTGAATAGTGGTGGTGGTGTTTTAGATTGTAAACAAAATAGGAAGAAGTGTTCTGGACTGACAGGAAATCTTGCAGTTGGATCTGGAAGTAAAGGATATAGAGGAAATGATTTATATAAGCAAATCTTGGATACTATGAATGCCGGTAAAAAGGTTGGAAAGGCAGTTATATATGAGAATGAACTTCCAGATTCTGTTATAACACAAACTGAGGAACAAAGAAAAGATTTTGTGACATCTAAGATTACTAATAAGGTTAGTAAAAATGAAACCACAATTAAAATAAGAGATATTGATCTTGTAAAAGAAGGTTACAGTATTAAAATAAAAGATGAAGTTATGAGTGTTCTAAAAGTTGAAACTGGAACTCATAAGGTTCAAGTTTCTAGAGGTGATCTTGGTAATCAATATAAATCTGGAACCAAAGTAAAAATTTATAAATCTTTTGCTGAAGGATCTACATTTTCTAGAGCAGCTAGTGATTTTGAGAGTCTAGTAGGTTCTCTAAATGTTTTTAATGGTAAGAGTAAGAATAGTAATGCTAGTTGCTATACTGGTCCACCATTAAACTGTAATCCTCCAACCGCTCAAGTTTTTGGTGGTGGTGGATATGGTGCCAGAGTTAGACCATTAATGGGAAAATACAAGATGAAGAGGAATGGTAAAAGAGTTGGTAGTATCATAGGAGTTCAGGTTCAAAATTCTGGAGTTGGATATCGATATCCTCCCAATATTCAATTTACTGATAATTGTAATGATGGTTATGGTGCAATAGCAAGAACACAAATTAATGATGATGGTAGAATTATTAGTGCATATATGGTTTCTACTGGTGAAAACTATCCTGTATCCGAGATTCAAGAATATGAGGTTATTAATGTTGTTGTTGAGGATGGTGGATCTGGTTATATAGATCCTACTATAACGGATGATTTTGGAAACAAATATGAAGCTGTTGTTGATGAAGATACTGGAGAAATCCTAGAAGTAACTCCAATAAATACTACAGAAGTAACTGATTTACCACAAATTAATATTACATCTGACACTGGGACCGGTGCTTCTTTAATACCTATTATAGGTTCAATAGAATACCCTGATTCTCTTGTAGATGGAGAACCAAATCTACCACTTAAAGATGAACTTTTACGTGAACGTGAATATAATGTTCCACAAATTCCTGATCCTGCAGAACCTCTTGTCGTTCAACTTGCAATTCAAGAGCAAGAATTACCTGCTCTTGCACCAGAAGTTATAAGAGCAAGAGAAAAAGCAAGACTGCGTAGAAGAATACTACAAGAAAAAGTTAATTACGTTAAAGATTGTCCAACATAAATTAAATCCAGAATGGCAGAATATAATTGGGAAGCAAGAGATATATTTAGTTTGGGTCCTAAGTATAGGATTGATACTAATAATCCTCAAGTTGGTAATGACGGATATGATGTTTATAACATGTATGCTGTCAATGACAGTAAAGATGTTGCTTTAACTGGATTTAGTGAAGGTGGAACATATAGAATTTATAATGAGAGAACCATAGAAATGGTTGGTGGAGTAAAGAATAAAGAAACAGGAATAGACATATTGATTTCAGGAAAAAATGGGGATATATCAATTATTGCAGAGAGAACTGGTAGAGTAAGAATAAAGGCACATAATATTATGCTTGAAGCGGATGAAGATGTAGACATAAGAGCTGGAAGAAATGTTAATATTAAAGGGGGGTCTGGTAGAGTATTATTATCGGCAAATAAAGTTGATGCTGATGGACTAACTGGAAACTTAATTGAAGATACTTTTGGTGTTAAAGTTTTTGAAAATAGTTTTGTTGGTGGTGATATTCTTTCTGGTGCTTTTGGTGTTGCAAGTTCATTATTAGGTGGTGGTGGTTTAGGATCTATCCTTGGTGGTGGATTAGTTGGAGATTTGGTAGGTGGTCTAACTGGTGGCGGATTAGGAGGTCTTGTAGGAGGACTAACTGGAGGATTAACTGGTGGATTGGGTGGTATTGTAGGAGATCTTGCTGGAGGACTAACTGGAGGATTGACGGGAGCATTGACAGGAGGTTTAGGAGATCTTGCTGGAGGACTAACTGGAGGTTTAACTAGTGGATTAACTGGAGCATTATCTAGTGGTTTATCTGGAGGTTTAAATAGTGCCTTAGGGAGCGTTACTGGTGGTCTTACCAGTGGATTAACTGGTTCTTTGGGTGATATAGGATCATCACTTCTTGGTGGTGGTGTTGATAGTATATCATCAGCACTTAGTAGTGGAGTGTTAGGTGATATAGGTGATATAGAAACTTCCTTATTGACAAGTGTAACTGATTATACTTCTTCTACCTTCACCCTATCATAGGTGGATGAAATATGGAAAGAGTAACTGTAACAGGTAGACAAGCATATTTCAATCAAGGTGCTAGATTTTTCGGTGACGTAAATTTACATGTAATAGAAAATCGTGAAGATGCTCCTTATCGTAGACAACTTTTCATTGATGATTATGGAAAGATCTACGCCGATTATGGAGCATTATTTGTATGGGATAGTGATGTAGTAGTAGGTATTGTATCAACTATTGATTTTGGTTACAATTTATCAGTAAGCCCGAGAATTTCTGGAATAGTAACAGTAACTTCTTACTCAACCCTTTGGGATGATAAGAGTTATGTTGGGTTGGTTACGACTATTGATTTCGGGCATAACTTAATACTTACCCCAGAGTCTTCTGGAGTATCTACAGTAACTTCTTATGTTACTGTTTTAGATAGTAATAGGTATATTGGACTAGTCACATCAATTAACTTTGGTGATTATCTTATTGTTAGTGGCATTGAATCTGGAATAGTAAGAGTAGATGTTGGTATTGAGACTGGTGAAGGTGGTGGTGGTGGCGGCGGCGGTCCTATTTTTGGTGGTGGTGGAGGAGGAGAGTCATATTGGGTTAAAAACGTAACAGGAATTCATACATTTTCAAATGTAGGAATAGGAACCTCAACATTATCTTCCGCATTTCAAGTAGTTGGAAATTCTACTTTTAACGGAAATGTAGGAATTGGAAGTTCATTATCAGTTGTTGGATTTGTAACAGCACCTAAGTTTTTTGGTAGTGGAATATATGTTCCGACGATGTATGTTGGAGAGACACCTCCGACTACTGCATTTCCTGGAAACCTATGGTATGACTCTAATGTTGGAAGAACATTTCTATATTATGAAGATTCTGACTCAACTCAATGGATTGACTTATCACCACCAGACCCAGTATTAACCGTCACAATATCTGATACTCCTCCAACTTCTCCTTTGGTAGGAAATCTTTGGTTTAATTCAACTGATGGTAGAGCTTACATATATTATGCTGATGTAGACTCTACTCAGTGGGTAGATTTTTCTCCTGATGGGACAAATTACTCATCTTTACTAGTTGAAAACTATTGGTCTAAAAATAATACAGGAATCCATACTTCACTTCATGTTGGGTTAGGAACAAATGATGCTATATTCCCATTAACTCTTAATGGAGTTATGGGATTTGTTGATGGTAATATTACTATTGGTGATTTTGATACAGGAGCGAATAGAACTTCTGCTGGTGGGAATAACATATTTTTAGGATCTGGTGCAGGATATTGTCATTTCAATAATAATAATACTATTGCAATTGGTAAAGATGCTGGATACTGGAACAGAGCAGATGGTAATATCTATATTGGAGAATGTTCTGGTTCTGGAAGAAATTCATTTAGAAATTCTGGAGAATGTAACACTGGTGTTGACAATATATTCATTGGAAAACAGACTGGCGCTTCAAATTTAACTGGTGAAAATAACGTTTTCTTAGGAAAACTGTCAGGATATTATAATTCTACTGGGTCATCTAACGTTTTTATTGGAAGATTTACAGGTTATTATAATTCTACTGGATCCTTTAATACTTATATTGGCGAATCTGCTGGATTATGTGCTGGTTGTGATGGATCATATAATAATTTCTTTGGTTATAGAGCTGGTGCTTATAATTATTGTGGAAGTCACAATAATTTCTTTGGGACGTGTGCTGGATATGAAAACTGTGGAAATGCAAACGTATTCATAGGAGAAAAAGCAGGTAAGAACAATACTTCTGGGGCATATAACGTTTTCTTCGGACAGTGCTCTGGATTCTTTAACAGAACTGGTTGTAGTAATGTATTTGTGGGTGAGAAGGCAGGTCACTCAAATACATTTGGTGCAGAAAATATCTTCATTGGTAAGAAAGCAGGATATGCAAATACTACCGGATATAGAAATATTTTTATCGGTGAATGCACTGGGTATAACAGTTTAGTTTCATATGATAACAATTTCTTTGGTAATGTTGCTGGATATAATAATGTTGAGGGATATAAGAATACTTTTATAGGTCAGGCAGCAGGTTTTTATAATACTGAGGGTCATGATAATGCTTATTTTGGTAATTATACTGGAACATCTCAATTAGCATCTTATAAGATCTTATTGGGACAAGGAACTGCTCTCCCAACATTTACTCCTCCAGATTTCGTTGATTGGAATTATTTTGATGCTTATTTCCCAAATAAAGATAAGCAACTTGCAATTGGTCTAAACACAACAGGCCAGTCAGAATACTGGTTAGTTGGTGATGAAAATCTGAATATTGGTATTGGAACTGCTATACCAAATGCAAAATTAGATGTTGTTGGTAGCGCAAGATTTACTGGTATTGTAACCGCAGATAAGTTTTCTGGTGATGGTTCTCTCCTTACTAACATTCCAAATATTATTGCATCTCGTTGGTCTCCATCAGCACAAGGACAATCAGTTGGTATTTGGACTTCTGGAAGTGTTGGAATTGGGACAATTGATGTTTCAAGAGCAAAACTAACTGTTGTTGGTAATGTTATTGTTAGTGGAACAGGTATTGTAACTGCCACTCAGTTTGATGGCAATATTGTTAATGCAAATACTATAAAATCTCCAGCATTTATTGGAACATTTATTGGTGATGGTAGTGGTATTACCAATCTAAGCAAGGCAGGTCAGTGGGATTATAATTCTTCTGGAATTTATACAGGTCTGAATATTGGTATTGGAACTACAACTGCCTCTAATAGATTGACTGTTAGTGGTAGGCAGGAGTTTGTTGGATTTAATGTTAAAATTGGAATGTCTTCAGAGACAACTCCATTATATACATTAACTCCCGAAGAAAAGTTTAATACCTTTATTGGATATAGACCTGGATATAATAATACTACTGGTTGTGGAAATAATTATATTGGTTATTACGCTGGAACAAGTTCAGCAAATGCTTATGGAAGTTGGAATAACTTCATGGGCGCCTTTGCAGGGCAGTGTAATTTCTCTGGTTCATCCAATAATTTCTTTGGTTATGAGGCTGGTAGAGCAAATACTTCTGGTGGATATAATAACTTCTTCGGTGAGTGTGCTGGTAAGCGTAATACTACTGGATCTTATAACATATTCTTTGGTAGATTTACTGGTTCTTATAATACTACTGGTAGTTGGAACATCTTCCTTGGTTGTAGCACTGGAAGATGTAACATAACTGGTAGAGAGAACGTATTTATTGGTAGAGATACTGGTCTTTATAGCACAGGAAATTATAACAGTTTCTTTGGTGCCTTCGCTGGATGTGATCTTCGGAGTGGATCATATAATGTTGCAATTGGATATAGTGCTCAGCTTCTGGATGATTATGGATCACACCAATTAGCAATCGGTGCTGGAAATAGTTCTTGGATTATTGGTAATAATGACTTCTTTGTTGGCATTGGAAGCACTGCACCAATCGCAAAATTTACTGTTTATGGCGACTCTCATTTCCAAGGAATTGCAACATTTGCAAAAATATATGGTGATGGATCTGGTCTTTATAACATTACTGCAACAGTAAGTCCTGGTATTAACATTAGAAATAATGGGAATTTTGTTGGCGTTGCGGCAACTTTAAACTTTGATGGTTTCTTTGATGCTTCTCCTGTTTCTGCTGGTATTGTTACTGTAAGTATTAATGACTCTATCAGACAACTCTTTATTTGGGAGTCTACCTATGCAGGCATTAATACAATTTCAAGAGTTGGTCTTGGATCTACCGCACCAAGACAAGCTTTAGATGTTCGTGGGAATGCTATTGTAAGTGGAGTTGTAACTGCCACAACATTTAATGCAACTAGTCTTATTGTTTCACCATCTGCAACAATTGATAACTTAACGAATATTGTAGGAAATGTTTTTAATATCGTTGGTAACAATATTCAGTATGTTGGATATGGAACTATAACCAACTTACAAGGTATTAATTTAAATTATGGTGTTGGTGTTGTTACTAATTTAACTTCAACCAATATAACAGCATCTAATATAACCGCAAATACTTCATTAGTATCTGCTGGGTTGGTAAGTTTTAGAAATGGTCCAGTGCTGATTGGTGGAGGAACTTCTACTGGAACATCTAATCAAAAGTTACAAATTGCTGGAAATTCATACTTTAATGGAACAATTGGTGTAGGAACTACCAATCCAAGAGTAACAGTTGATATTATAGGTAATGAAGTAGTTTCTGGATTTGTAAGTGCCGCACAGTTTATTGGTGATGGATCTGGATTAACTGGAGTCATTGCAGCAAATGCAGACTCTCTGTGGATTGTAACTTCTGCAGGTATTCATACCCTAGCGAAAGTTGGTATAGGAACTACAAATCCAACATCACAATTAACTATTTCTGGTATTTTAGAATTTGTTGATGATAATGTTAAGATTGGTAGTAAAGAAACTGGTGCCTTATTAATTAAGAATATTGGTATTTTAAACAGTTTTGTTGGTGTTGGTGCTGCAGCATCAATTACAAGTGGCGCTTATAATAGTTTCTTCGGATCATTCACTGGTAAGTTTACAACCACTGGTTGCTATAACAGTTTCTTTGGTTCAAATGCGGGACAGTGTAATACTACTGGAGACTCGAATAGTTTCTTTGGTTTCCTAGCAGGTCGTTGCAATACTACAGGATTTAGAAACAGTTTCTTTGGTAGATCATCTGGTGTATGTAACACTACAGGTAGAACGAATAGTTTCTTTGGTTTCTATTCGGGTGTTAATAATGCTACTGGGTGTAATAATACTTTCTTTGGATCTTTTGTTGGGTGTTCTCAGAATTCTTCTTATAAGATCGTAATTGGTAGCGGTCAAGGTGCTTCATACTTTGACTTCCCAGTCGTAGAAAGAGGAAAAACACTTGCAATTGGTATTAACTCTCTTGGATTTAATGAGTATTGGTTAGTTGGTAATGAAAGACTGAATATTGGTATTGGAACTACAAATCCAAATTCCAGATTATCAGTTGGTGGTGATGTTGATGTTGCTGGAGTTGTAACTTCAAGAAGACTTTCAACTGGATCAATTATTGGAACTAGTATTACTGGAACTGCATTATCAGTAACAAGTATTAGTGGCACTGATATATTTGTTAGTGGGAATGGTGTTGTATCTGGTATCTTTACTGCTGGTGTTGTAACTGCCACGTCATTCTTTGGTGATGGTTCTAAACTGACAGGAATTATTGCAGAAGGTTCTGGTGTTCTTGTTAGGGATGATGATATCTTACTTGGAACTGCATCAGTTCTTAACTTCGGTGAAAATATTTCATTAACTTCAATAGTTTCTGGAATTACAACAGTAAATGTCGTTAATTATTGGTCTAGTGGTGGAACTGGAATTATCACCACTGGAAGTATTGGTATTGGAACAACATCTGCATCTTCAACATTAACTGTTTATGGTGATGCTTTAATTACTGGTGTTGTAACTGCCTCTGCATTCTTTGGAGATGTTGGATATGCAAGAACATCTGGAATTTCTACATATGCAAGAACTGCTGGTGTTGCAACTTATGCAAGTATTGCTGGAGTATCTACGAATGTAAATGGTGGAACTGCAAATGTAATCGGACTGAATGTTACTGGAATTACAACCTTAGGTAATGCAAACATTTCAAATATTAATAGTGTTGGTGTAATTACTGCTGGTGTTGTAACTGCCACGACATTCTTTGGTGATGGTTCTAAACTTACTGGCATAAGTGTTGGAATTTCCAGTGTTGCCGAGTATGCTAAGGTTGCTGGTATCTCTACAATCGCTGGAATTGCTACAAACGTAAGTGGAGGAACGGCAAATGTAACTTCTCTGAATGTAAGTGGAATTACTACATTAGGTCCTACAAATATTTCAAATATCATAAATGTAGGAATAATTACTGCTGGTATTGTAACTGCCACAACATTCTTTGGTGATGGTTCTAAACTGACTGGTATAAGTGCCGGAATTTCTAGTGTTGCTGAATACGCTAAAGTTGCTGGCATCGCTACGATTGCTGGAGTTGCTACAAGCGTTATTGGTGGAGTGGCATCTGTTACTCAATTAAATGTTACTGGAATTTCTACTCTTGGTGTTGTAACAGCAACAACTTATTATGGTGATGGAAGTTTCTTAACAGGAATTACAGCATCTCAGTGGGTCACAACTTCTTCCGGTATTCACACACTTTCTAATGTTGGTATCGGAACTACAAATCCAACATCTAGACTTACAGTTTCTGGTGATGGGTTATTCACTGGAGTTGTTACTGCAACATCGTTCTATGGTGATGGTAGTCAATTAACTGGAATTGTCGCTCAAGGATCTGGAGTTTCTGTAAGAGACTCTGGAAGTTTGATTGGTATTGCTGCAACTCTAGATTTTGGTGATAATCTGACCGTTACGTTTAATTCTGGATATGCAACGATTGACTCTGTAACTGGAATTAGCACTCAATGGATCACAACTCCAGTAGGTATTCATACGTTTACAAATCTTGGTGTTGGAACTGCAACTCCAACTTCTAGATTGCATGTAATTGGTGATGCGATTATCACTGGAGTTGTAACTGCAGGTATCGTAAGTGCTACGACATTCTTCGGTGATGGTTCTAAACTAACTGGTATAAGTGCTGGAATTTCTAGTGTTGCTGAATATGCTAGAGTCGCTGGTATTGCAACTTACGCTCAGACTGCTGGAATAGCAACTTATGCTACAAGATCTGGAGTTTCTACATATGCTTCAGTTGCTGGTTTAGCAACCTATTCATCATCTGCTGGAGTTGCGACTTATGCATCTTCCTCGGGTATTTCAACAAGTGTATCTGGTGGATTTGCTTCTGTAACTAACTTAAATGTAACTGGTATTTCCACTTTAGGTGTTGTTACTGTAACTCAATTATATTCTGCTGGAATTGTAACAGCACTGAGATTTATTGGTGATGGTTCTCAACTTTCTGGAGTTGCTGCCGAAACATCTAAACAGTGGATTACAACTTCCGTTGGTATTCATACTCTTGTAAATGTTGGTGTTGGAACTACAAATCCAACATCTAAGTTGACAGTTGCAGGAAACCTTTATGTTACTGGAATTATAACTTCAACAGATTATGACTCACTCTCTGATAGAAAGCTCAAGACAAACATTGAACCAATTCAAAATCCAATTGAAACAGTGAAACAAATTCGCGGCGTTACATTCGATTGGAAGAATACAAATCGTTCTTCTGCTGGTGTTGTCGCTCAAGAGATTGAAAAGGTTCTTCCACAACTTGTAAATGGTGATGAAACTAAATCTGTTAATTATAATGGTTTAATTGGATTATTAATTGAATGTGTTAAGGAACAACAAAAAGAAATTGATGAATTGAAAAAAAGATTATTATGACTGACCTAAATAAATCTGATTACCCAGTGGCAACACGAAGACGGTAAATGGCAATTAAAATCGTAGGATCTACTATCATCGATGATAGTAGAAATATAGTTAATGCTGGTGTAGTAACTGCAACTTCCGTAAGCATCGGTAATTCGCAAGTTGTTAGTTCTGGGCGTCAATTACAAAATATTCTATCTCTTGATAATGTAACTACAGACACCATTCAAAAGATTTCTGGTGTCCGAGTTGCTAAAGACGGAACTATTGTAGGATTTGCAAATACAGTTAATTTTTCTGGAGTTGGTTTAGAAGTATCTCCAGTTGTTAGTGGTTTATCAACGGTTACGGTAAATGGATTTCCACAAGTCACAAATCTCCTCTACGTCACAAAAAATGGAAGTGATGCAAATGATGGAAGAACCCTTGGAAAAGCAAAGGCAACTATCAAGGGAGCAGTTGCAGCAGCAACAGAGGGAACTGTTATTAAGGTTAGTGCTGGAACTTACATAGAAGATAATCCAATCACATTACCAAACCAAGTGAGTGTGGTTGGTGATAGTCTTCGTGAAGTAAGTGTAACTCCACAAAATCAAGGTGATTTGTTTTATGTTGGTGAAGGAAATTATATTGCCGAGATGGCATTTGTAGGTCCAGCAAATCCTGGAGCAATTTTTTCTTTTGATCCAGCAGCGGCAAGATATAACGCACAATCACCCTATATTCAGAATTGTACGAACTTTATTCCTGATAGTATTGGTCTCAGAATAGACGGTAAGTTATCTATTGGACCTACGAAGAGTATGGTTCTTGATTCTTATACTCAATATAATCAGGGTGGAATTGGTTGTTCTATTACTAATGAGGGATACGCCCAGTTAGTTTCTTTATTCACTATCTGTAATGAGACTGCAGTTTATTGTGGATCTGGCGGTGCATGTGATCTCACAAACTCTAACTCATCCTTTGGAGACTATGCCCTGGTTTCGGATGGTGTTGGACCATTAAAATTTACTGGTTTAATAGTACAGGCAACAGATTCAAATAGTGACACATTCACAATTGATTTAAGCACTCCAACCTTAGGTGTAGTGACTGCAAAATATGATAATGGGTGTGGTATTGTTACGATCACGACCAGTCAACCACATAAGTTTAATGTGGGAATGGGAGTTTCGATTGTTGGTCTTGGATTTACTTGCCCCTCTGGACCTGGAATTCTAACATATCCATCTGGTAAGTTTGGATATAATTTTGAGGTTAAAACAGTTGCTCCTGGTAGATATGTTGATGCAGCAAACCAAATTCGTGCAAATAGAACAGAAATTCAAGATAAATCTCTTGCAGCAATTGCAATAGAGCATCCTGATTTTTATTTCCCTGGAGATCAGCAGACTACACAATACTCAAGATTTTATGACTCGTATCGTTTAATTCAGCAGAACAAGCAAGAAATAGTAGATAAATCTTTAGTATCGATTGCTATTGGATTTCCATCTGGATTTTATTTTCCCGATGAACCAGAAACAAATGCAAGATCGAGATATTATGATGCTTCCAGGTTAATTCAAATTAACAAGCAGGAAATCGTCGATAAGTCTTTAGGTGCAGTTGCAATCGCTCATTCCGATTTTTATTTTCCTGGCGATCTTCAAACAAATGATAGATCTAGATACTTTGATGCCTATAGATTAATTCAAAGAAATAAGGATGTTATCGTAAGTATTGCCTGGACGAATGCCTATAATGTATATCCAGCGATTGCATCGTCAGAGTCTAAGTGTAAGAGAGATCTTGGATACTTTGTAGATGCTATCTCCGCTGATGTTTTCACGGGTGGTAATAATTATTCTCGCCAATTTACTCTACAATACTTTGATGGTGCTGGTAATCCAATCACAAACGGACTACAGGGTGAAGAAGTAGCATCAAATTATGCATTTGTTGAAGCAAGAGAACTGATGAAGAGTGCAATCACAAACACTCTTGTTGGTGCAGCATATAGTGATTTAACAATCACCGCAGATCCTGTAACTGGATTTAATACTGATCCCAGTTCCTGTGCGAATGTTAGAACGAACATTGACAACCTTGTTGGAATTGTAACAACTGTAATTGGTTCAGGAAGCACATCTTCACTTCCTAATTCTAACTTTGGATACTTTAATCTAGGAGTTGGAATTGGAACCACAAGTTCTCCTGGTGGATATAAGTGTGCCAGAGATCTTGGATACTTGATTGATGCAATTTCAACTGATGTATTTACTGGTGGTAATAAGTATTCTAGAGATTTTACACTTCAGTATTTTGATAATACTGGCAATCCAATATCAAATGGATTGATTGGTGAAGAAGTGGAAAGTGTAACTGCCTTTAATTCTGCTAGAGATTTAATGAAGAAGGCAGTTACAAATCAACTGAACTTCAAAAACCTTGGAATTAGTTCTGGTCCTGCAACATATGGTGGAATAGGAACTTCGTTACTGGTTCTACAATCTGGAAATGAAAATTCTTGCACAGACGTTCAGGCAAATATTGATACTCTTGTAGGAATTGTAACCACAGTAATTGGAATTGGAACAACTGCATCACTATCAACATTCAATGAAAATCTTGGCATTTCAACAACGAATAAGTGTGCTAGAGACCTTGGATATTTTGTAGATGCATTCTCAACAGACATCTTTACTGGTGGAAATTCTTATACTATCGCATTTACTAAGTTCTACTTTAACAATGTAGGATCTGCAACTACATCTCTTCTAGGAGAAGAAGCAGAGTCAAATTATGCTTTCAACTCCGCTAGAGATTATGCAAAGAAAGCAATTACCAATCAATTAAATTATAAGGATCTTACACTCACTGCAGATCCTGTAACTGGGTTTAATACATCTCCAAACTCATGTGCTAACGTTCAATCTGCAATTGATACTCTTGTCAGCATCACAACTCAGGCAGTTGGTATTGGAAATCTTTCTACTCTCAATACTATAACAATTAATCCGGGTATTTTTGTTACAGGGCAGAGTAAGTGTCGTAGAGATATTGGATATATTGTGGATGCGATTGCTGATGATCTTGAAGGATATACTAATAAGAGTATATTAGAAGCAACAAAGTCTTATTTTACCATCAGTGGAGCACCACGTTCAAATGGTTTAGTTGGAGAAGTTGCTGAGTCAATTACAGCATTCCGTGCGATTAGAGATTACTCCAAGAAGGCAATTAATAATTTACTGAACGCACAGAACTTGGCACTTCAAATTGATCCTGCAGTTAATTCAAATCAAAACATCAACGGTTGTGCTGATGTTTATAGCACGATTGATAATCTAGTTGGAATTCTTACTACTTATATTGGTGCAGGATCTTTAACTGGTCTTCCTTCAGTATCTTTAGCAAGCACGGTATTTAGTGCAAATGTGGGTGCATCAACTCTTCCTCATACTTATGTGGGTGGTGGAACTGTGAAGATCAATACAATTCGCCCATTTGACGGTCAGGTAGTTTATTTTGGAGATCTTTATTATAGTGTCGGTAAAGTTGTTGTTTCCTCTGGTGGAACTGGATATCTAACAAATACTGATATTATTATTGAAGAACCAGAAACTGAATGGGGAATTCCTGCAACTGCTGTAGCAGAAGTTGTTGATGGTGGAGTTAGAAATATTGAGATGATTTCTAATGGTAGAGGTTATAAAGTTCCACCAAAAGTTACAGTTCTATCTCCTGATGTTGGAATAAATACAGCGATTGCCTATGCGGAAATGGTTCCTGCATATTATGTGATTAATTCTTGTACTCCAATTACGAGTTCTGGAATTTGCACTATTACTATTTCTGATAATGTCCCCTATGCCGTTGGAGTTGGAACACAGGCACCATTCTTTAAACAGAGTAGATTGCTTGCCTCAGGCCATTCATTAGAGTATATCGGATCAGGGACTGAAATATCTAAGGCACTTCCTTCCACTGGTGGTGTTGCAATTCAAGATAATGAAACTGTGGCAAAGAATGGTGGATTGGTTGTATTCACCAGCACCGATCAATCTGGTAACTTTAGAATTGGTGATGGTGTTGTGATTAATCAGCAGACTGGAACTATTTCTGGAACGTTCTATTCTAAGAGTTTGTTCTCAACCATGACACCATTCATTTTAGCACTCGGAGGATAATATGGCATTAGCACTTAACGTATTTAAAACTGTCACTAAAGTCGCACAAACATCACCAGTTGGAATTTATACAGCACCTGTTGGATATACTGGTGTTGTTTTGTTAGCACAAATTGCAAATATTAGTAATCAAACTCACCAAGTTTCTTTTTCTCATCAGAGAAAAGTTGCTGGCATTGCAGTTACTACTGAAATCCTAAAAGATTTTAGTATTCCTGCAAATGATACTGCAAATCTACTTTCTGGAAAATTAGTTCTTGAGTCTGGAGATATTCTAGTTCTTTCAGGTTCTAATTCAACAAATCTTAAATTCATCGGTAGTATCCTAGAGACACTAAACTAATGGCAAAGTTTTTAAGCGGAAGAGAACCATATTTTAACGTTGGTATTGAGTCAGCAACTGAGGATCTGACTAGTTTTTCAGTCGTTGGTAATTCATATTTTACTGGAATAATTACAGCATCTCAATTTGCTGGTGATGGAAGTTTATTGACTGGTGTTGTTGCTTCTGGTGTTGGTATAACAATCACCGATGATAATGTATTAGTTGGATCTGCATTTGAAATTAATTTCGGACAAGGAGTTAATGTAACACCTGTAAACTCAGGTATTGTTACAATCTTCTCAAGTTATGCTCCAGTTGCAGGGATATCCTCATATGCTGAGGTTGCTGGAGTTTCTACATATGCCTCAATAGCAGGTTTAGCGACTTATGCTGAGGTTGCTGGAGTTTCTACATATGCCTCAGTAGCAGGTTTAGCGACTTATGCTGAGGTTGCTGGAGTTTCTACATATGCCTCAGTAGCAGGTTTAGCGACTTATGCTTCTAGTTCTGGTATAGCAACTTATGCCTCAGTAGCAGGTTTAGCAACTTATTCAAATTATGCTACTTCTTCTGGTATTGCAACATATGCATTTGTATCTGGCATATCTACTTATGCTTCTTCTAGTGGATTATCGACTTTTTCAAATTATGCTTCTATAGCAGGTATATCAACCTACGCTCAGGTATCAGGTATATCAACATATTCTTCTTTTAGTGGCATTGCAACATATTCTTCAATCTCCGGTCTTTCAACTTATTCATCAACTGCGGGAATTGCAACTTATGCTTCCAGTGCTGGTATAGCATCTCTTGCTGTAGGTTTTGGAACAACCTCAAGTATTAATACTACTGGCATCATCACTGCATCTAGATTTGTTGGTGACGGATCAGGTCTATCTAGTGTAATTGGTATATCCTCTCAGTGGGTTACAAATTCTGCAGGTATTCATACTCTTTCTAAGGTTGGTATAGGAACAACAAATCCACTTTATAACCTACATGTAAACGGCGAGGTTGTAGTTTCTGGTGGAACTTCTACAACTCAACATATTAAGATTAAAGGATACGAACAAGATGGTGGAGCACTGAGTTTTGAGGGATCTTCAGGTCAGTTATTATCAATTTCTAATAATTTAACTGGAGATATTTTTGGAGTTAATGATATTTCTGGAACTCCAATTATCTTAGCAAACTCTAATGGTAGAGTAGTATTATCTCCTTATAGTGGAAATGTTGGATTAGGAACCACAAATCCAACATCAAAATTACATGTGATTGGTAATGGATTATTTTCTGGAGTTGTTACTGCAACCAGATACTTTGGTGATGGAAGTCAATTAACTGGTATAAGTGCTGGTCTTTCAACTTATGCTTCTATTGCTGGAGTTGCAACCTACGCTCAGACGGCGGGTATAGCAACCTACGCTCAAACTGCAGGTATAGCAACCTACTCTCAGACATCTGGTATAGCGACTTATGCCTCTGTTTCTGGAGTTTCAACTTACGCTCAGACTGCAGGTATAGCAACTTATGCAACTAGGGCAGGAGTATCGACTTATGCTTTACTTGCTGGTATCTCAACAATAGCGAGAACTTTAGATATAGACTCTAGTGTTTTTACTTCTGGTATTATAACTGCTTCTAAGTTTATAGGTGATGGTTCTTCATTAACTGGAATAGCAACCGTTTTAGATGGAATTAGTGATGTCAATATCACTGCTATTCAAGCAGCATCTGATGGCAGAGCATTAATCTATCAAAATGGTGAATGGGTTTCTGGTCCAGTCATTGGTGGGTATAGTTACAATACTAGTGATCCTTATATTAATAATGTATCATTACTGATGCATATGAATGGTAGTAATGGATCTACTACCTTTATTGATAGTGGAGCAAATTCTGGTATTAATACTATAACCGTTGTTGGAAACACCCAAATAAGCACGGCACAGAGTAAGTTTGGTGGCGCCAGTGCGTATTTTGATGGCAGTGGAGATTATATAAACATTCAAGATAATCCAAATTTCCAATTTGGAACTGGAGATTTTACAATTGAATGTTGGTTTAATGCTACTGGATTATTAAATTCATATCCAACACTTTTAGGAAACGGAAACCCATCATTTAGTGGTTCTGGATCAACTGGATCATGGTATTTCATGGTTTCTGGATCTCCACGAAAAATAAACGTTGGAACCAATACTACTAATCCAATTATTTCTAGTACTACAACTATTAATACTGGATCTTGGTATCATGTTGCTTTGGTAAGGAGTGGTTCTAGTGTATATCTATTTGTTAATGGTGCTTTAGAGGCAATTACAACTAATACTCAGAGCCTTAATATTTCCAATAATGGTCTTAGAATTGGTAGTAATGGATGGGATGGGTCGCAAGCATTTTGGTATGGATATATTGACGATGTTAGAGTTACAAAGGGAATTGCTAGATATACATCTAGTTTCACTTTACCCACTGTAGCATATCCAGATCCAACAGATACTAACTTTAATGATGTATCATTACTACTTCACATGGATGGTAGTAATGGATCTACCACCTTCACAGATTCTAGTTCCAATAATCTAACAGTTACTCCAAATGGTAATGTTGCTATAAGCACGGCACAGAGTAAGTTTGGTGGTGCTAGTGCTTATTTTGATGGTAGTGGAGATTTTTTAACTGTAAATAGCAATAATGCATTTACGTTAGATGGTGATTTTACGATTGAGTTTTGGTTATATGTCAATACGATGCAGACCTCTGGTCTAATCTCTAACGGTGCATCATCATTCACGGGAACAGCATTTGTGATCGTGCTAGATCACAGCACACAGACTAATAGGTTATCAATCTGGAATGCTCCCTCAACGGGAACGGCTTTGTGTAGCACAGGAACGTTAATCACAGGAACGTGGTATCATGCTGCATTTGTGCGTAGTGGTTCCACAGTGACTGCTTATCTAAATGGTGTAGCAGGGACGACGGCGACTACGTCTGCCACATTTACAACATCAGCGTCAAATTTGCGTATAGGAAGATATTGGAATGGTGATTTTGATGGATACATAGATGATCTTCGTATCACCAAAGGAATTGCGAGATACACTTCTAATTTCACTCCACAAAATTATCCATTCCCAAATAGTGTTGGAGTATCAACATCTCTTGGATATGTAATTAATAACCTTGATGATGTCGATACTTTTACAACGGCACCAGCAAACGGTCAGTCATTAATTTGGGATGCGAGTAATAGTGTTTGGAAACCTTCATCTGTTTTATATTCATCAAGTGCAGGTATTGCAACATACGCTCAGACTGCTGGTATTGCAACTTATTCTAATTCTTCAGGAGTTTCTACATATTCTCCAAATGCAGGTATTGCAACTTATGCAAATAATGCAGGTATTGCAACCTATTCTAATTCTTCAGGAGTTTCCACATATTCTCCAAATGCAGGTATTGCAACCTACTCTCAGACTTCTGGTATTGCTACAAATACAATTGGTGGAATTGTAGATGTAACTAATCTGAATGTATCTGGAATATCTACAATAGGTATTGTTAGTGCAACACAGATAAACACTGTAGGAGTTATAACAGCACTCAAGTTTATTGGTGATGGATCTTTATTAACAGGAGTTATTCCTTCATCATCTACTGGTATTAATATTAGCAATAATAATGTTAATGTTGGTGTTGCTCTGACTATTAATTTTGGAAGAAACTTAACGGTATCTCAAGCATCTGTTGGTATTGTAACAGTTACAACTTCTTTATCATCTCCAACTGGAGTTTCTAGGAATACAACATCTTTTATTGCAACAAACGGACAAACATTATTTTCAACCACATATAATGTGGGACAAATAGACGTATTTTTAAATGGAATTCGTTTAAGTGAAACTGAATATGTTGCTGATAATGGAACTTCAATCACTTTAAATGAAGGAGCAGCACTCGATGATCTTCTTGAAGTAGTTTCAAATCAGATACTCTTCATTCCATTTGGAGATTATGGAGACTTTAGTTCTCTTGTTTCTGATGCATTTGGATCTGCTATTTCACCAACATTTGATGCTCTTAGTGATCCAGGTCCAACTCTAGCAATAAATGATCTTGGTGAATTGTCATGAACCTAAAAATAAATAACTAAAAAAAGATATGCCAGGGAAAAGTCGCCAATCGGCAAATTTAGTTTCTGTTGATAGAGTAACAGTAAATCCAACCTCTAGAAATGTTGGTATAGGATCTACTATTCCCGTATCTTTTTTTGAAGTCTCAGGAAATGCAAGAGTAACTGGAATATTAACAGTTGGAATTAATTCTTCCATTCTTATTAGTGGATCTAGTGGTACTATAACTGCTGCAGCATTTGTTGGAGATGGTTCTGGATTAGTTAATTTACCAATAGGATCTCAGTGGGTTACAACTTCTGCAGGTATTCACACATCATCTAATGTTGGTATAGGGACAACAAATCCAGTATCAAAACTTCAAGTTTCTGGAAATGTTACCGTTTCTGGAATTACAAGCACGGGGGGATTGATTTCCACAAGTCCTATTACTTTATCTCAGGCACCATTTTTCCGTAATACTCCAACGATTTCCACAGATTATACAATAACTACAGATTATAATGAGATGAGTATTGGACCAATTACCATAAATAATGGCGTAACGGTTACAGTAAATAGTGGTGCAACTTGGGCGATAATATAAAACTATGAGTATATTAAAGACTAATGCAATTACTACACTTGCAGGAAAACCAATATTAAACAGCACAGGAAGTATTTTACAAATTGTTAGTGCTTTTAAAAATGATGAATTTACAACATCATCAACGTCTTATGTTGATGTAACTGGTTTTAACGCTACTATAACTCCATCATCAAGTTCTAGTAAAATTCTTGTGCTAATTACTATAGGTGGTGTTTCTAATAGTACAACTGCTACATGCAGCTTTAGGGTATTTAGAGGTGGAACTTGGATTGCTCAGCCTGCAAGTGCTCCAGGTAATGGTGCTGGATCTTTTACATCTTGGAATACTACATATGCACCAACAGCTTCTTTTAATTTTTTAGACTCTCCAGCAACTACTTCAGCAACTACTTATAAATTGCAAATGGTTGTTGATGGAGGAACAGGATATTTTAATAGACATCCCACAAATGTATTATATAATAGCACTTCGTCCCTTACACTTATGGAGATTTCTGGATAATGGATATTGCAGATGCATTAAATTCATTAAGACCTGGGGCAAGTTGGTCTCTTAATGGTGGAATATATGATGGTCTTGTTTGGTTAGAACCACCAGTCTATGAAGGAGGTCAAAAGAAACCATCCAGAGAAGAAGTTGAAGCAGAAGTAGTAAGACTTCAAAAGGAATGGGAAGACACTGAGTATCAAAGACTTCGTGCTCCAGAATATCCAGATTTTAGAGACTATCTTGATGGTATCGTAAAAGGAGATCAAGATCAAATTCAGGCATACATAAATGCTTGTCTTGCTGTAAAAGATAAATATCCAAAACCTGAGGGATCATGAGTACATTAAGAGCTAATGCTATTCAAACAACTTCTGGAAAGCCACTACTGAATAGCACTGGAAGCGTTATTCAAGTCGTTTCTGCAAATACCGGATTTGTTAGACAATCAATTACTTCAACAACACCACAAGCAATTACTGGTCTTTCTGCATCCATAACACCATCATCAAGCTCTAATAAAATATTAATTAGCGCGATGCTTGTTTGTAGTTATACTTATGTTTGTGGAATTCATATCTACAGGAATGGATCTGATTTGATGCCAAATCATGGAGGAAACAATCAATCTGGAGGATCTAATTGTTATTGGACTCATTATCAATCTTCTCAAGATAGTGGTGATGCCACCAGATCAAATCAAATTTTTAGTATGCCTATAGAATATTTGGACTCACCGGGAACTACTTCCACACTAACCTACCAAATATATGCAAATTCTGGATGGGCTGGGGGAAGTAGTCCTCTATATATAAATGATAGAGTTAGTCAAGATATGCTTAGTTGTAGTAATATTATATTAATGGAGATAACATCATGATAAGTATATCCTCCGCAATTCTTTCATTAAGACCTGGAGCAGAATGGTCTTTAACTGGTGATAGTTATGATGGACTTGTTTGGTTTGATGAAAATGAATTACCACCTCCAACAGAGGAAGAAATTAATCGAGAAATAGAAAGACTTCAATTAGAATACGAAAGAAATCAATATCAAAGAGATCGTGCTAAAGAATACCCATCAATTGTAGATCAGTTAGATACTTTATATCATCAAGGTTATGATGGTTGGAAAGAGATGATTGGTGAAGTGAAAAATAAATATCCTAAACCAGAGTAAAAGATATGAGTACGTTAAAGGTAAATACTATTCAACCTTTAAGTCAAACAAATGCTCTCCTCGTTAATGGGGATGCAAGAATTACAGGCATTCTTACTATTGGCAACGTTGGTGGAATTACCTTTAATGGGAATACGAATAGTATAGGTAGTACTGTAACTTTTTCATCTTCTATTGGGATAAGAACTACCAATCCAATACAACCTTTTCAAGTAGGAACTGGATCTTCAATATTTGTAATTGACACTCAAGGTAATCTTGGTATAGGAACTGCCAAACCAACACAACCTTTCCAAGTAGGAACTGGATCTTCAATAGTTGTAATTGACACTCAAGGTGATCTTGGTATAGGGACCACAAATGCAAGATATAAATTGGAGGTAGGTTCAGTAGGAGCATCTGGAACTTCTTTATGGGTAAATGGTGATACTTGGATAGCAGGTAATGCTAGAATTTCCGGAATTCTTACAGTTGGATCATTAGCTGGTTTAGCATTTACAACACTATCTGGTGTTAATGTTTCAGGTTTAAATACAGTAACTGATGGTAGAGCTTTAATTTATCAGAATGGTCAGTGGATTGCTGGACCAGTTATTGGTGGGTATAACTATAATACATTTGTAGATCCATTTTACGTTAATAATGTAAAATTGTTACTTGGTATGGAAGGAACTAATGGTTCCACAACTTTTACTGATAGCAGTTTATTAAAACGAACAATAACAAGAAATGGAACAGGGACAATTTCGACAGCTCAATCTAAATTTGGATCATCATCATATTATACTGGAACAACTTTAAGTGACTCATTATCAGTTTCTGGAATAGAGACTTTTGGATCGGGAGATTTTACATTTGAATGTTGGTGGTATCCTACTCAATTTACTACTGGATATAAATTATTCTTTAATTTAGATAATGGCGCAGGATATAGTTGGAATTTTACATATACTGATGATGCTCTTTCGCGTAAAGTATTTTTCTATACTTATGGTGGAGGAGTATCTTATATAACTGGAGGAACGAGTGGTGGAAATACAACTACTCTTAATCAGTGGAACCATCTTGCTTGCACTAGATCAGGAACCACGCTTAGAATTTTTATAAATGGATCCTTATTTGAAAGTGGAACTCTTTCTACAAATATTGCAACAGGATCATTAACAATAGGTCCTCATTATAGTAATGCTGGAACAACTTTAGGATATTTGGACGAAATACGAGTAAGTAATTTTGCAAGATATACTTCTAACTTTACACCACCGACAGCATCTTTTCTTACAACTACTCCTACAACTCTTGGGTATGTAATTAACAATTTAGATGATGTTGATACCTCTACAGTAACACCAACAAACGGTCAAGCACTAGCTTGGAACTCTTCAAATAGTCAATGGACTCCACAAACTGTTGGAGTTGGAACTACTTCAAATATTAATACGACAGGAATTATAACTGCATCTAAGTTTGTTGGTGATGGATCTTTATTAACCAATTTACCTACAGGAAGCGGTGGAATTAAAGTTTTAGATGATAATATTTTAGTTGGAACTGCGGGAACTATTGATTTTGGATCAAATATTTCAGTTTCATTTTCTGCTGGAATAGCAACAGTTAATGCTACATCCTCATTACCATCTAGAACAACTGTTTCTGGAATTACAACTCTTATACCATCGAATGGAATTGGAGTAACAGAAATATCAGGATTTAAAACTTATGGAATAATGAAAGTAGGGTTATCAACCGCTGCTTGGATACGTCTATATATTGATGATGCTTCTAGGACAAGTGATTTAAATAGGTCAATTAATAATGATCCTTCTGCTGGTAGTGGATTAGTTGCAGAAATTGCAACCGCTGGATTATCAACAGTAAATATTACACCTTTCGTAATTGGATTTAATAATGATGACCCAATTACAAATAAAATATACATAACTATGAATAACTTATCAGGAATTTCAACAAATATTTCTTTCAATATAACTATAGTAAAAATGGAAGCATAATATGGCAGTAACTACTCAAACTTATACATTAAGTCCAACATGGACCGCAGCACAACATGCTGATCTTATTAAAAGTGTTTTTATTGATGCTGGATTGATGACTGATTGGTATGATAGTTTTCTATCAGGAACCATGGAAAATAGAATTCTTGAAGTTCAGTATGATGCATCAAAAACCTATGGTAAAACCTATTATTGGTTTATATTTAATGGTGGTGCAACGTATTTGGCTCTTGCCAGTGGATGGAATTCAACAACTCATGTCCCAACAGGAACTCAGTATTTAGATTATTTTTCTACTACAACTAACGTCAGCACAAATCATTATAATTTTCTTTCTTGGTCTAATACAACAACTCTCACTATAACTAGATATCGGAGTAATATTGACACTAATTTTAATTGGTTTTTTATCCGAAATGGGTCAACATCTTCTAATTTCCATATTGCTCATCCATCTGTTGCAGGAAAAATTGTATCATGGATTGATCTGAATAAAGTATTTTTTCATCACTTACTACAATCAACTGTCGGAACAAGTAGTGTTCAAGGATATGCTAGATTTCGTCAATTTTTAGCTTTAAGAAGATCATATCACCCAGTAGGATCTGGGTTATATGGAGCGACCAGTGCTGGACTTTATAATAATAATAGTTTCAATTATACCAATTATATAGTTTCAGCATATTCTGGTGTTGGTAATTTAAGTAGCAGCACTAGTAATTTTAATGGTGCTGGCAATTATGATCCAGCATATGAACTTCCTCCTATAGGTCTTCCTGTTGCATTTAGTAATAATAATCCAGCGTATGCAGCAAATGTTACTCCGATTTTTACAGGAGCTCAATATAGCCAGTATTTACTTAAAGGACTTCCTGATGATTTTGGAATATCTATGCATTATGCAAACAATACTATGGCACTTCAAGATAGATTAGTTGTTTCTAGTGGAGTTGAAGAATGGGAAATGATTAACGTTGCGAATAATGCGACAATAACTACAGGAGCATCTCCCATGTTCTTGGCAAGAGTTGTTTGATATGGCATCATTTAATCAAAGTCCATTAGGTCAGGCAAGTGTTGGATTAGCAATTACGAGTTTTATAGTTGGAGTTGGAACAGTAACTCCCACCACAATAATTGATATTGCGATTCCACCTTCAGTAATACTGGCAGAGGGTAAAACATTAAATAGTATTTTAATTCCAGTGGACTTAAGACCAAAGGTTGGACTACTTTATCCAAGATAACATAAATAACTAAAAAGTATTATAATGCCTACTCAAGTTCAATTTAGAAGAGGAAGCCAGAGTCAGAATAATAATTTTAAAGGTGCTGCTGGAGAAATTTCAGTCAATACTGATACAAACTCTTTACGAGTTCATAATGGCATTACTACTGGTGGATTTGAATTAGCAAGAGCAGATTTATCTAATGTAAGTGGAATTTCGACTACTGCTGGGATTTGGGTTTCTGGATCAACAGGAATTTATACTGGAACAAAGGTTGGTATAGGGACAACTATTCCTCGATATGACTTACATGTTATTGGAAGTGGAACTACCGCATTATTTGTTGATGGTAATGCTAGAATTACTGGAATTCTGACAGTTGGTAATAGTAGTATTACTTTTGATGGAACTAATAATAATATTGTAATTGGATCTGGTGTTACCGTTTATGGTAATACTGGCATTGTAAGTGCAACTGCAATTTATGTTGCTGGATCAAATATAACAGGTTCATCAGGATATGCTTCCACTGCTGGTATAGCAACTTATGCTACGAGATCTGGTCTATCAACCTATTCATCAACTGCTGGAGTTTCAACATATGCATCGACAGCAGGCATAGCGACTTATGCTACCTCTAGTGGAGTTTCAACGTATTCTACAACAGCAGGCATAGCGACTTATGCTACCTCTAGTGGAGTTTCAACATATGCTTCTACTGCAGGTATAGCAACTTATGCTTCCACTGCTGGCATCTCTACATATGCTTCTACTGCAGGTATAGCAACTTATGCTACCTCTAGTGGAGTTTCAACGTATTCTACAACAGCAGGCATAGCAACTTATGCTACCTCTAGTGGTGTTTCAACATACGCTTCCACTGCTGGTGTTTCTACAACACTCACTGCAACCGCAAGCGTTAATACTACTGGTATTATAACAGCAACTAAATTTGTTGGAGACGGTTCTGGTCTTACAAATATTGTCTCTACTGGAGCAGGAGTTCAGATAAGAGACAATACTGTTATAGTAGGGACAGCATCAACTATTGATTTTGGAGACAACTTAACGGTTGCTTTTGGTGCTGGTATTATGACTGTAACTGCACCAGCAGGATCAGAGTTTGTAAGAACTTCAGCAGGTATTCATACATTAGGAAGAGTTGGTCTAGGAACCACAAATCCAGTTTCTGTTCTTAGTATAGGAGGAACTACTGGAATTGTCTTTACTGACTCTGATATAAAACTTTCAATTTCATCAGTTACATCAATAATAACTGGTATTGTTACGAACTATTCTGTTGCAAATTTAATTAATTCTCAAGCAAATCAAAATTATACCCTTAATAATAGAAGCGGAACTTTAAGTGGAATTGGATTTACTGTAACATTATATAGAAATAGTATAGGAGAACTTAGTGGTTCTAGTATTGGTAATGGTGGATCTGGATTTGTTGTTGGTGAAAGAATTTTAATACCAGGAAATCTAATAGGAGGATCTACTCCAGCAAATGATCTAAGAATTACTGTTAATGGAATTGGTGGAGGTGGATCTGTAACTAGTATAGATCTTTCATTTTCAATAGTTCCATCTGCAGCAAATCAAATTTATACTATACCCAATTTATCTGGTAATCTAGGTGGAACAGGATTTATATATACTTTTGCCAGAAATAGTAGCGGAGGTCCAAGTTACTGGGGTGCTACACTTACAGGAACTAAAAATTTCTCACTTTATGAAAGAATAACAGTTCCGGGAAATTTAGTTGGTGGAACTTCTCCTACTGATGACATTAATTTATATGTAACTGGAATAACTTCATCAATCAGTGTTAAGGATGGAAACATTTTCATAGGACAATATGCAGGAAAATGCAATTCTTCTGGTTCTTCAAATAACTTTATAGGAAAACAAGCAGGATATAATAATACTATTGGATCTGATAATAATTTCTTTGGAAGATATAACGGATGTAGTAACATAACTGGAACCCAAAATAACTTTTTTGGAAAAGAAAGTGGTAAAAATAATACAACGGGAAGTTGGAGTGTTTTTATAGGAGAACAATCTGGATATTATAATACTACTGGTACAGAAAATACTATAGTAGGATCATGGGCTGGATATTATAATACGACTGGTGGTTATAATGCATTCTTTGGATCTGGATCAGGTCACTATAATCAAACTGGTTCTTTTAATACATTCTTAGGAAATTATACTGGTCTATCAACTTCAGCATCTTATAAAGTTGTCATTGGATCTGGAGAATACTGGGGTAATAATTTCGACTCCCCAGATACAACTAAAGATAAACAATTAGCAATTGGTGTAAGAACTGACGCAAATGCAGCAAATTATTGGTTAATCGGTGATGAGAACTTTAATATTGGTATAGGAACCATAACTCCAACAGAGAAACTGACAGTTGGTGGAAGTATTCAAATAAATGACACTACTGTTTATGGATCAGTTCAGGCATCTACTGCATCTACAATTGCAACAGGAATTCATTCTGGATTGTCAACCTCAGTTTATCGCTCAGTTGAATATACCATTCAGGCAACAAGAGGAACAAACTATCAGGCGGTTAAGATCCTAGCAATTCATGATGGTACAAATGCTTATGATACTCAGTATGGAAACATATATAATACTGAAGTTGCAACGTTTGATGTTGACATTTCCGGTGGAAATGTTAGACTAGTTGCAGCAGCATCGTCAACATCGACGACTAACTATACTGTCAACTTTATAGCAACAAAAATATAATTAACTTATGGCGAAAAATAATCAGATCAAGGGAGGATTTTTCTCCTCCATGGATAATAGTATGAAACCAAAAAAGTATTATTTCATGGCAGGACTTCCTCGCTCTGGAAGTTCTGCTCTTTCGTCTATTCTCAATCAAAATCCTAATTTTTATTCTGGACCTTCTAGTCCAGTTTTATCAACCATGTATGCGATTGAGAGTCATCTTCAGAATGATGAACTCTTTTTTGGATATCCAAAACCACAACAAGCAGATCAAATTATCTCATCAATCATTCATCAGTTCTATAGTGATGTAGAAAAACCTGTAGTGATTGATAAGAACCGTGCCTGGACTGCGAGAGTTCCTTATATTGAAGGATATATTCGTCAGAAGGCAAAAATTCTTGTTCCCGTCAGATCTGTTGATGAGATCCTGACTTCAATGATTACAATGATCCGTCGTAATCCTTATCAAGAAGGAATGCCTAGGATTAACTTCATTGACGAACAATTAGTCAAGAAGAATATTCCAATTAATGATACTAATCGTTGTGAATTCATTGCTGGACCTGAAGGAATTCTAGGTCAATCTATGAATGCAGTAGCAGAAGCATTTAGACAAGAAGTTCAAGATCGTTTGTATTTTGTTGAGTATCAAGATCTCGTTCAAAATCCTGAGAAAACAATGAAAGGAATTTATGAATTTCTTGAAGAAGAGTATTACGAGCATGATTTTAACTCTCTTGAAAATCAAAATCGTGAGAGAGATGTAATTACTTATGGTCTTGCTGACATGCATGAAGTTAGATCAGAGCTCAAATCAACTGCTCCAGATCCTAAGGATGTTCTTCCAGAAGAAATTCTCAAGAAATGTGAAGGTGCAGAATTCTGGAGACAACAAACTCCAAAGATAAATATCGTTAAGTAAGGAGACTTAAAATGCCACTCAAACATAGAGAAGAACTAACACCAGAACAGCAAACGGCACGTCACATCGAGGCAATGGGACATAGCGAAAATCTTATTCGTGAACTAGTTGCTGCTGGAAATCATGATGAAAATTCTGAAGCAACTATCCAGAGAAACGTAGATCACTTAGCACTCATGCTCGGAAAAGATGATATTGCAAATTCTGGATCAGATCGTCTTGTGGGATTTCAAGAAGCAGTAACTTTGGGAACTGATTTCGTAGCACAGGTTTGAGATTAATGGAAAGAATAAACACTAGAAATCTTAAAAATAAAACACAAAACATGTTAAACAGATTAGGTAGAGTTAACATAAACACTCTTAGTCCAGAAGAACTAACTCGTTATGAAAATGTAGTTTCAGATTTAGAAAATAAATTGCAAGATTTAAATATTGTAGATTCTGTAGAGTCTGAAATTAGAAAAAATAATGTAGCACTTAAGAGAATAGAAGCTTCTTCAATAACACAAAAAGAAATTGAGGATTTAATTTCATCAAATTCCAACGATTCTTTATCAAAAAGAAAAATTGATCGTGGAATAAAGTATATTCAATCAGTTCTTCAAGATGCGGCAGTTTTAGAGCAAAATCAAGATTTAACTAGTTTAGAGCAAACTGTAGAACAAGCAACTCAATATTTGGCATCCGTATAATATGTCGCAAAAATATAGTATTTTTCACGTTCAAGGTGGGTTGGGAAAACATATTGCAGCAACAGCAGTTGCAAGATGTATCAAAAACAATCATCCTGATAGAAAACTCATTGTAGTTTGCGTCTATCAAGATATTTTTATCAACCTAGATTTTGTTGATCGAGTCTATCAACTAGGAAATACCAGTTATTTCTATCAAAATTATATTGAGAATACAGACTCATTAATTTTTCACAATGAGCCTTATTTTACAACAGATCACATTCATAAAAAACTGCCATTAATTCAAACTTGGTGCAAGATGTATCAGTTAGAATATAATGGAGAGAAACCTGAAGTTGTTTTCAATGCACTTCAGAAAAACATCTCAAAAGATGTCTGGGTGAAAAATAAACCAGTCATGGTTCTTCATACCAATGGTGGTTTAATTACACCTGATGCCAAGCCTTATATGTGGGCGCGAGATATGCCATTTGATGTGGCACAGCAGATTGTAGATAAGTATCACAAAAAATATACCATCTACCAATGCACTAAAAAGAATTCTCCTAAACTGGTAAATGCAACTCCAGTTCTATGGGATCAGGATACTCAATTATCAACTATGGAGTTCCTGAGTATCGTTCTTCACAGTGATAAGAGAGTTCTGATCGATAGTTGCCTTCAACATGCCGCAGCGGCGCTTGAACTGCCCTCCGTGGTGCTATGGAACGGCACAAGTCCTAAGGTCTTCGGACACGATATTCATACAAATATTGAGACTGTTAAACCTCATAATTTCAAACTTCCCGGAAGTTACTTATTTGACTTTGATTTCATGGGAGTGGAACATGAGTATCCATTCAATGAAAGAGAAGACATTTTTGACATTGATAAGATCATAGAAGCAATTGAAAAGATTTAAAGTAAACCTCCCAGACGGGAGGTTTTTTTATAAATATCTGAAAAGGTAGTAAGGGGATTGTTGGAACCTTGACTAATCAAAATTTTAGAGTTAAGAACGGTCTGCAAGTAGGTAATATTACAATTGATTCCGGATCTGGAATTATTACCGCAACTAAATTTGTTGGGGATGGATCAAGTCTTACAAATTTACCTTCTGGTGGTGGCAGCGGCACATCAGATTTTGTAAGAACTTCTGCTGGTATTCATACTTTAAGTAATGTAGGATTTGGGACTACAGTAGTAAATTCAGTATTGAATATTAGTAGTCCGGGAATTGCAAATACTACCAACTATATCGTAACTTATGGAAATTTTGATGTTGAAATTTGGGGAGGAATTGGAACATATTCCGCAGTTCATTATGATTTTACCACTGATGGGGATAATAACACTTATGTTGTTGGTGCATTTTGTGAGGATTATTATACTACAGGAGCATATGGGGAATCTGAAAGTAGAGTATCAAAACCTTTTATAGTCAAAATAAATTCTTCTAAAGAATTGGAGTGGAATTACATTCTAGAATCATCTAATTCCGATTATTCAAGATATTCTGAAGCCTGTGGTATTTCTAGTGCTTCTAATGGTGAGGTTGTAGTTGCAGTAAGATCATACTATGATGCTAATGTAGGATTAGGATCAACTAGTCTTTCATTCATTAGAATTAATTCTTCAGGTAATATAGTTTGGCAAACTACAATTGATAATATCGATCATGAAAAAGATTATACTCTGAGAAAACCTAATGACTCTAATCTGGGATTAAGAAAATTCTTCATAGAAACGGATTCAAGTGGAAATATATATGCCTCAGGATATGCAGGGTATCCATCAAATAAACCTTATATTTTAAAATTAAATTCTTCAGGTGCTATACAATATACTAAATTTTTATATAATACCACAGGACCAACACAATTTACAATAAGAGGATCAGATTTATATTGGACTGGAAGAGTTACTAGTTCAGGTCAAAGAATAAGAGTTTTAAAATTAGATACTGATGCAAATATTGTTACAGACAGATGGTTTAATTATACAGGATTTAATGAAAATGAAAAAAATACGTTAAACAATATTGATAGTAGTGGAAATATATATTTCTTCACTAGAATTAGAATTTCGCAATTTTCTGGTGGATTGGGACATGGTTATCTTGTAGAAAAATATAATTCTAGTTATGTAAGGCAATGGACGAAGAGAATTAATACCACTACTTCAGGTAATGAGCGTTTTAATGGATATCCCAATTCGATTACTTTTGATTCAAGTGGAAACATTTATCTTATAGCAGCAAATTCTAACTTAAACAGTAGACATACTTATGGTTATGATGTTATAAAATTAAATTCTTCCGGTGACTTAATGTGGAAGAGATTTTTAAGTGTTCCTAATATTGGGAAGGAATATCGTAGTATTGAGAATACAATTCAGTCTGCAGTAGCATCAAAAGTAGAAGTAAAAGGTAATGAAATAAGATTTGTTGTAGATGTTGCAACTCCAGACAAAACTAAAGATATTTTTGATGATGGATCTAATCAATATGAGAACTTTAGAAGAGAAATTGACAGTTATGTCAGTTGGATTCAAAAGCAAAGTAGTGATACACTTTCATTTATAGTTGCAAATCTAGATGCGAATGGAGATTCTATAGGAGTATATGGTGGGTATTCTGTTGAAGAATTAATTCCAGTTAGAAACGGTAAATACATAATTCCACAATCTCCTACAGAATTTATTAGCAATCTTAGTGCTTTCCATAATACAATTAGTAACGTCGGCATTGGTTCTACTGTTGGACCTGCAGGTTTTACAACATCTTCGGTTAATTTTACGACACCATCAACAACTAATTACTTTGGAAGTGGTTTTATCCAATATGAAAACTATCCCCATTTTAAATCAGATAAGAGAGAATTGTTTAGTTTAAATATTGAAGGAACTACTAAGTTATCTAAACTGATAGTCGGTAATATTGAATTTGGTGGAAATGATGAGGGGTTGCATACTATTGCTATTGGATATTCGGCAGGATTTTATTCAAAACCAGAAGATAATAGTCATCCTGATCGTTTTGCAAAATATAATACTTTTATAGGATCATATGCTGGTCCATCAAATACTGGAGATTGGGGCACATATGAATATAATAATTTTATAGGATATAGGGCAGGAAGTTATTCATATGGAGGCACTCATAACAATTATATTGGAGCATTTGCTGGGTATTATGTTGGTGGAAATTACAATATATTCTTTGGTTCATGTGCGGGATATGCGAATAGTTGGGGAGAATGTAACACTTTCATAGGATGCAGAGCTGGTGCATGGACTACGGGAACCTCTTCTTCTGTTATGATCGGTGCTGGTGCAGGAGGATTTGGTGGATCATATGGTGGATACGGACATGTGTTTATTGGTGGATATGCTGGAGGGTATGCGGCTGCCAACAATTATGATTCAGATTATAATATTTTTATCGGGCAATATGCGGGGCGTTGTGCCACTGGAGATTATAATACCTTCATAGGTTATTATGCTGGAGCTAAAAATACTAGTGGATATTCTAATAATTTCTTAGGAGAATGTTCTGGTGCTTATAATTTAACTGGAAGTTATAATAGTTTCTTTGGCAGATTTAGTGGATATAATAACCTTACTGGTTGCAACAACGTCTTTTTAGGATGTGGTGCTGGATATTATAATACGAATGGATCTGATAATGTTTTTATTGGTAGAGCTTCAGGATATGCTAGCACTGAAGGATATAATAATATTTTCTTAGGAGCGCAATCCGGAGAAAGTAATCAAGGAAGTTATAATTTATTCTTTGGAAAATTTTCAGGAAAAGCTAACACTATTGGAAGAGATAATATTTTCTTAGGATCTTATAGTGGAATTTCTGATGCAGCATCTAGAAAAATTATTATTGGTCTTGGAACTGGCTCCGCCTATGAGTTTGACTCTCCAGATCCTTACAAAGATTTCCAATTAGCAATTGGTGTGAGAACTGATGCTAATCCAAGTAAGTATTGGTTAGTTGGTGATGAAAACTTTAATGTTGGTATTGGAACAACAAATCCAACAACAAAACTACATGTTGGCGGAGATGTGAAGGTTGGTATTAATACTTCTCAGGGTATTATTCTAACCTCACCAAACGGGACTGCATATCGTTTAGTCGTTGATGACTCTGGAAATCTCACAACTACTCTTGTATAATTATGGCTTCTAATTTTCCAAATGCACCTTTCCCAGATCAAATATTTGTAGATCCAATTTCTGATATAACATATTTGTGGAACGGATCGGCATGGACTGGAACTAGTCCTGGAGGAATTCTATATCAAGGAACCCAGATATGGGACTATGATTTAACTGGTATTAATACCACAAGTAAAGTTGGTATTAATAAAGTTAATCCATTTTATGAGTTAGATGTAGTTGGAACTACTAGAGTTTCAGGATTAATTACCGCAACTTCATTACATATCAATAATAATGCATCGATAACTGGAATTACTACTGTTAATGGATTTTTAAATACTAGTGAACTTAGAGTAAAATCAACAGCAGAGAAATTAACCAGGGGAATTGGAAATCTGGTTAGAATTAATTACCGTCAAGGTGATGGAAATGTTGGATTTTGTTCCAATCCAACTGGAGATATAGTTCTTGAGGTTGTCGGTATTCCAACCGATGCTTCTTTCGATAATAATATATTAACTTTTTCAGTTATAGTGCAGCAAACAGGTATTGCCAGAACATGCAATAGAGTTAAATTAAATGGTGTAATTAGTTCTATAAAGTGGCCTGAAGGAATAGTTGGTTTGGGGAATACAAATTGCATCGATATATTTAATTTTACAGCATTTAATACTGTAGGATCTGCAAGTAGCACGGCAAATTATACCGTATTAGGTCTTGTAAATGGTGACTATAGATAATTATGCCAGCATTTCATACTCATAATAGAAATGGATTTAATTCCAGACCAAGAGATCAAAATATAACAAGGCAGGTTTTTTCTAGATACGGAACATCTTTAACTTCTACTACATTAAGTAGATCATGTTTAGTAGAAGACTCAAATTATAATGTTATTGTAAGTTCAAATCAAACAACTGGAACAACTTTAGGGAAGCCTTTAATTACCAAGTTTAATAAAAAATGTCAAAAACTTTGGGAATATGAATTAGGAACAACATTCTCAACTGATGTCTATCGTTTTGGTTCTCGCGCTCAGGTTGAACCCCAATCGGGTAATGTTACAATAGATGTAAACTCATTATCATACATAACTTTTTGGTTTCATAAAACAACTTATGAAAGTTTTTCACCATCATTATCTCTTTTAAATGGTGTAAATGGAACTATATTTTGGATTATTATTAATAATGATCCAACTAGAATTTATAAACTGGCATTTGATCGCACAGAAACAGACTCTACAACTTATTATAAGCAGGGTATTAACAAGACATTATATGATGCCCCAAGATTAGTTAGTGATATTAATAATCGAGTAATTACTGTTGGAGAAACATTTAATATTTTATTTGAATTAACCACATTTACTCATGATGAAATACCTTTAGCAATTGATAGTAACGATGATGTTTTAGTTGCCTTTCGTTCAATAAGAGATAATGCTACCGTTTTGTATTCGGATAATCTAAATGGAAGCTCATGGGCGAATTATTGTGGAAGTTCTTCTAGTATCACTGCAAATACAACTGCAGTTGCTGCACCAAATGGAACATTTACAGCAACAAGAGTTATTAGAAATAGTAATACTACATGCAATGCATCAACTGCGTGGGGAAGATACTGGAATACTACAAATACAGTTGTAAGTGGAGTCAACTACACTCTTTCGATTTATGTCAGGGGTGCAGTTGGTGGAGAAGTTATAACCTTTGGAATTACTGATGGTAATACTTCAACTTACACACTGACAACTGAATGGCAAAAAATTACTTATACTGCAGATGCAACGAGTAATTCTAGAGGATTGCAAATATTCAGTAGTCAACCAAACATAACTTTTTACTTTTGGGGTGGAAGAGTAGAAAGAACAGAATACATTAATAGCAGTAGAAGATTTTCTTTCTTTCTAACAAAATTAAATGGTGATAAGGGAGAAATTAGATGGACGAATGAGTATTATTTAAACTCAGATCCATATATCTCTAATTTTTCTACTCTTGCACCAAGTGATATTAAATCTATTATTACTGATAGATTTAATAACATTTATGTGAGCGGCAGTGCAACTTCAAGTCAAGGTTCTAATGTTGGCGTAGGAAATAATTACGGATTTATTATCAAACTTTCACCAAATGGGACAATATTGTGGAAGAAATCACTTTATGCATCTCAAGCACCGATCCTACAGGCAGCAACTTCTGCTGGATTGCAAATAACATCTTTATCATTAACTTCAAATCAACAATTTCTTTATGCTTCTGGTGGAAGTTTTACAACTGATGGTGCAGGTCCATGCTTATACAAGATCAATGCAAATACTGGAGATTTAGAAACAGGATGGCCTTTAATTTATAATCTAAATGTAAGTTTGAATGAATTTATTTTTATTTCTGAAATAGCAATTGATACTGAAAATAACATTTATGGTATTATTGGAAAATTAGGATTACCAGAAAGTTCCTTTGACTACACGGTTGCAAAGTTTGATCCTTCTGGAAATATATTATGGATTAACAGGTATGATGCTAATGATACAACAGAGTCTGGTGTCAATATGGCAATTGATAATGATGATTTAATTTATATTGCTGGACGTTGCGACACTATTCTTAATGAAAGACCTGGAGTTTTGACTTTAAATACAGACCAAACAGTAAATTCATTCAGAAGACTTAGATATAGAGAATTTCCATTTATAGATGAGATTGGATTATCTCTTAGAAAACAAAAATCTTTTACAGTATCGAAAAATAGAAATAGAATAACTTTCTTACTTAATCAGGTTGGATTAAATGGATATACACTCGCTATGATACAAAAGGAAAAATTTGCAATTGGAACTTATGAAAATGATTTAGATCGTTACGTTGTTTCCGGATCAAATCCAATTATAACTGATTTAAGCACGTCAGTAATTCAAAGATCTTATTTGTCAACATATCAAACTGAAACATATTTTAATAAGATATCAGTATATTCCCAATATATAATTCCATCTACAAATTACTACACCATTTCTACTATATTAGTTCCACAATAAATATTAAAAAGAATATAAGATTATTGTGGCAGCAATTAATTTTCCAAATAATCCAGACCCATTAGAACTATTTACAGATCCAATAACAGATAACACGTATGTCTGGAATGGTGAAGCATGGGTTGGATACTCATATGGTGGAATAAATCGTGATTCTTTTTGGGGAAAAGATGTAGTAGGAATTCATACTTTAGATTATGTTGGTATAGGGACAGAACTGCCACAATATCAATTTCATGTTATTGGTGATAGTTTTTTTGATGGAACAGTTACTGTTGGTATTTTAAGTGCTAAGACGATAAACATTGATAACTTACCTGTAGGTTTATCATCAAGAACAACTGTCAGTCAAAAAATAAATAATGTAGAACATCTTGACACTGAATTTTATGAATTTGAAGGATTTAAATCTTTTGCATTGATGAAGATAGAAACATCCTCATCTGCATGGGTTCGCATATATACTGATAGTGTTTCTAGAAATTATGATATTTCTAACAGGAGTTTAAATGAAGATCCTGTTCCAGGATCTGGAATAATAGCAGAAGCAGTTACTAGAGAATACCCCTTTAGGCAAATTTTTAGTCCTTACTCTATAGGTGGAAATTTTGATGATCCACCTACAACAACAATTTATGCAGCAGCCACAAATTTATGTGGATTTACTACAGATTTAATAGTTTCACTAACAATTTTAAGAATGGAGGCTTAAGATAAATGACAATTAGCACATCTTCAGTATATGTAAATAATGGTCTTCCTGGATGGAGTAAGACTAATGTAATTGAAAGTTTAGAAGATGCCTTTTCATGGGCTGAACTTCATGCGGAACCATTGACAGGTTTGGTTCAAAATGTTTCAACATATAATGGAGGTGGAACATATAATGGTGGAGACACTACATGGTATGATAGAACTCAAAATACCACATCTGGTATTGGAACTGGAGCATCATTCCGCGTTATTCGTAGTGGAGCAACAGACACTGTAACATCTGTAGTAGTAAATCGCCCAGGAAGAAATTATTCTAATGGTGAAACTGTAATTATATCAGCAGAAAATATTGGTGGTGCAGTTAATGGAGCATCTAATTTAAGTATAACTATAGCGACTGTTAGGGATGGATTTGGAAATCCAGTTTCTTATGGAACAACTGAAACTTTCTTCGATAAGGATTTTGCAAACACATCCCCATGGGGAGTATTGAGGACAGTTCAAGATAATAATAAGGCATATGGTGAAACTTATTGGTTTTTTAGAGTTTCAAGCACATCAACCTTAGAGATAGGATCTGCTGCAAAATATCACCCATATCACAGGAGATGGGCTGGAGAGCCTGGATTTGATGGAAGATGGAATGATCCATTATCAGGGGGAAATGAATTAATTACTTCGGGTCAATTGAAAACCGCTTCAGTTGGTTATTCAAATGGAGATCAGAGTTATCCACTTCAACTAAATTGCTTTAGATCTGGATTGGATCCTGATTTTTGTATTTTCTCTTTCAAACAACCAACTCTTGCATCTTCAACTTTACCTAATCAAACATATCAAACGTTTTTCTTACATAATTATACCTCTGCATTTTTTGATCTTGAAAAAGTTTGGATGGAGGGATTTACTCTAGTTAGTAGAGCAAATGCTAGAACAGGTGCATATAATTCTCCAATTTATACTAATGGAAGCACAGATTCTCCATCATTAAGATTTGGAGTTTATGGTGGTGCCATTAACACTTCTGATTATAAAATGTCTCATTCCAGAAGAGGTGCTGAGTCTGCATACTGGAGAAGTCAACACTTAAGACCTTGGACTGGATATCATTCATGTGTTTATCCATCTAGAAATGGATCATATCAAGATTATGCATATACTAATGATATGGGAGGAACTAACAACCCACCATCATCTACTTTAGGGCAAAGAATTTACTATAGAAGTTCTACTTTTGATGGAACTACGCCAAGTCTTGATTTTAATGCTGTTATAAAGGGACTTCCAATTTCTGCAACTTATGTTCCATGTCCGTATTATTTGCCAGATGATATAGTTTTAATTGACTTCTATTATCCACAATCAAACGCATTTATCGCTCAGTTTGATACTGTAACAATTAGTCCAACAGAAGTTTATACTGTAATTGATGGATCATATAATACTGATGGTGTAACAAGAGGAATTTTACTCTGCGGAAGAATAGTATAAAATGAGAACTGACTGGAATTTTGAAACTATATCTTTTTTTCCAAGATCTTCTATCAGCGGATCAATAGGAGCATTAGATCAATATATTATACCTCCAGGATTTACAGTAGAAACTACAAAAACAGTTGGAATTGATACAAGAACTACAAATATATTTGTAGGATTAGACACTTCTGGATTATACCCAGGTCAAGACGTTGAATATATTCCATCAATTACATATCCAAACACAAAAATATTAAGAATAAATCAAGGAATTCAGGTAGTTGGTATTCAATCTTCTACTCTTGGACCAAGCACAACAAGAATTTCTGGAATTAATACTTCAGGAATTACAACAGATCTAAAAATATTACCAAATTCAAATATAATAGGATCCAATACTATTATTGTAGGTATACTTTCTGGTGCCGTTCAAATATTTCCAGCAACATTGAATGTTACTGGAGTAACAACTGAAATAAAATTTTATCAAAATACTAATGATTATAATATCGATATATCCGCAAGAACTACAAATAATTTTTCAGAAACTGTAAATTTAGGATTTGGAACTGGAACTGTAGTTGGTATTGGATCTACGTTTTTCTTCAATACTGATGCAAGATTTCCAAGTGGATCTTTAAAATTTGCTATTAATGATTATGTTGTTCCATTGACAGGAATAATTTCAGAGGGATATAGAGTAGTAGGGTTTGATACTTATGTAAGCGGAGTTACTACTTCATTTTCATTAAGGACTGAAATTAATCCATTTAGGTATCTTGGGGCTGGTACTAGTTCAATTCCTGTAGGATTTGTAAATCGTATTGCAATTGGTGATTTTGTTAGAGGTGACTTTTTTGAAGAAACTACTCAAGTTCTTTCTATAGTTGGAAGTGCTGTCAGTTTTCAACCAGCATCTACAAATACTTTTTCAATTGAAACAAGCGTTGGATTTACTAGATATGCCCCAATAGTATATCCAGGTTCAACTGTTGTTTATATGGATACCAAAGGAATTGAACTTAATGATAGTGTTATTAGTCCACAACTTGATGGATATACTGATGGCACAACTGTTGTATCCATAGGTAATAGTTTTATTGAATTAAGCAATCCAACTACTAATACTGGAATTACAACCGGAGAATTTTTATTTGGATTTTATACAACTAATACATTTTATAAAAATAGAATTTACTTCAATAAATCTGGAATTAATACTTCTTTAGTTGGAGTAGCAACTTTTAGCGTAGGATACTTTGGGGGAGGAACAAAAGTAACAACAGCACAAGATTATGGTGATCTTATTGATATTAAATTTTCCGGTATAACAACAATAAGTCCAAATACATCAAATATCTCAGTTGATACTTCTCAAATATCAGTCAATCAATATTTGAGACCAGTAACTGAAGTTTTCGATAATGAAACGGGGACATATATTACAAATGTAGGATCTGGAAATATTACAATAAATGTGGGAAGTTCTAATACCGATTCACAGTCTATATTATTAGAAATAGGTGATTTAACTTTAAAAGAATCAAAGAGATACTTATATAATCCATTCAGTTCTTATACATTTGGATTTTTAACTATATTTGGTTCAGGAATTGTAGTATCTAACAATTCCGCGTTTCCAGCTTATGCAAATCCCCCAGGATCATCAAATGGCGATCCTTCACTGAGATATGGATATACATCATCCCCAACATCTTGGGATATTAATAAAGTTTTGGGAGTTAAGAATTTTCCTCAAGATAAAACAGGAACTGAAAGAGCTTCAGCAAGGGGAAGAAGAACGTATATTGGATTTTATCCACATCACATTTTTGGAAGATAATGGCAATATTCAATTTTTCATCTACATCTAAAGGGTTAGAAAGTTATTGTGATCCTAATCTTAGATACAAAGTATCTGAAAATTTTATAGAAGATGATATTGCTAATCTTTTTCCACTTCAATTCATAAAATCAACAAACAATATAGTTGGTCTTTCTGATGATTTATATATTCCATTTAATTCATTATCATATAACACAATTAGGGGAAGTGCTTGGGGTCCTAGAACTCCCCATAGAGGTCAAGTATATGGAAGAGGTGGTGGAAAAATACCTTTAGAGTTAAATAACTATTTTAATATTCCAAAACAAACTCAGAACAGATCATTTGTTTTTGGTAGTTACAATAGTTTGCCAGTTAGAGGATGGCTCTATGTTCCACCTACATCAAATCCATCCTATGATGTAATAGTTCTTTATCATGGAACAATTAGCACTGAAGGTGTAACTCCATATAATGCTGCAGAAAAATTTTTAAATATTGCACTGAATCAAAATAAACTAAGTTTAGGAGACAAGATTATTTTTTCAGTTGCTTATCCTCAAGATACTATTCCAAGTTGGAATACTAGTTTCCCAAGCACAAATCAAGAGAGAGCAGATTTTCAGTTTCCTGGAATACAGATAAGTAATTTTTATCTGGGAGACAACTTAGCATATGCAGAAGCTGCTCTTTTATGGGTTATGAATATTTTAGACTCTTATCTTTCAGATGGATTTGGAACATCGATAGATAAGATATACACATTCGGACACTCGCAAGGAGGTTCTTTAGTTCATAAACTGAATACTTTACATACGATTGATGGTGTAATTTTAAATGCTCCTGGACCGATTGATCTTCTTACAACTTGCGCTTATTCTGAAGATACTAATGATAGCATATTTTCTTGTCGAAAATTAAAGAGTGGATTTTTCTCAACAGATATTGAACCTGATAAATATAATTCAATATCATTAAAAAATTATTTGACAGGATTAAAATCTCCTTCTCTATACATTCAGGCACTAGATGATACTACTGGAAATAACAGTGGTGCTCCCCAGGTCTTTAATATGCAAAATATTTTGCAAGCAGGTTTGAATGATTGTATGGACTGTGCTCCATATACATTTAATTATTATGCAACTGGTGGACATGAGGCTTTTGTGTCAAACACTCAGGTTCAGCAGGACATTCGCGCCTTCGTCGGATCAGGGGGTTGACACCAGCGCCAGGACCCCCTATAATATGGGGGTAATCAACGGAACAACTGAATGAGCGCCACACAAGAATGCGTCCAAGGTATTGTGATTGATCTTTGCAGTAAATCTTTTCTTCTGCTGAGTGATAAAGGAAGTGAGCTCATGGTTGAATGTGATACAACTCAAGAATTTATGAACGTGCTGGAAGTTGTAACCAGCAATCTGTCTCCAGAACAAATCGAGTATGCCGATCTTGCAATCTATGAAAACTCTAACGATTGAAGAATTACAAGAAAACTTTGAAGAATACCTTGATAAGGTTGAGGCAGGTCAATCCTTCCTTATCAAAAGTGAATATGGAGATGCTATGCTGATTCCTTATGAAGAGTATAAGGAAGTTGACGACCTGATTCGAATACACACGGATCACGAAGAAGGTAGTTGACAAAGAGTTCCAGATCCTCTATAATTGATCTAGTTTATGGTCGTCAGAACAGGTGTTCAGAGGGGCCTTATAAGCCCTTTGCCCCAGATTAGGGCCTTTGGCAGGGTTCGATACCCTGGGCGACTATATGCTCCTTTAGCAATCTGGTGAATGCAGCGAACTCATAATTCGCCTGAGGCGTGTTCGATCCACGCAAGGAGCATAAAATAAATATAAGATATGGGAAAATTCTCCTATGTCATTTAAGTATAAAATCACTCATTCATACTGTTGGTATAATCAGGGCAGTATGATAGTGAAGATGTATTTCATCAACGAGATCCCATTCACGTTTGATGAATTATCTGAGTTGTCAAATACTGATCCAGAATTAATTCGTCTGGCAGATCTACAATTGAGATATGAACCTGAAGATCTGTATAAGAATTCTTTCTACTTAATTGATGAAGAAGCGCATCCATGCTTCTTCCCCGTTGATCTGGAAAATCCAGAAGATTTGCCAGATGATTTAGAGTATGAATATGATGAAGAGGATTTTAGTGGATAAAAACTTACTGCCTCATACTAAAAATGGAAGAAATTCTTTCTTTAAAACCAGAATGCATATTCGATGTTGTAAATAATGATGTTTTTATTGAAGAGGAACTTATGTTATAGAGTTTCTTTGAAATTAAATCTATAAATAAACTATAGAAATAATTTGACCGCTATAATCCGATGCCTCTTAATCAATTAGAGAATTTTATTAAGAATACTGAAGGTAGAATTCTTTACGTTAATCCAAATGACTTGGACTCTACTGATAGTATTAGCAATCAGGGTAATTCACTAACTAAACCATTTAAGACTATCCAAAGAGCTCTAATTGAGTCTGCGAGATTTTCTTACTTGAAAGGTAGAAATAACGATATTACTGAAAAAACCACTATTCTTCTTTTTCCTGGAGAGCATACGATTGATAATCGCCCAGGATTTGCAATCAAGGAAGATGATGGTTTTGCTTATGCAGTTTCTCCTGCTGGTGTTGATTTTTTGGCAAAGGATCTATTAAACTTTACTTTAACTTCAAACTTTGATATTACTCAAGAAGATAATCAACTCTATAAATTCAATAGCGTAGAAGGTGGTGTAATCGTTCCTAGGGGAACTTCTATCGTTGGTTTGGATCTAAGAAAGGTTAAGATCAGACCAAAATATGTTCCTAACCCAACTGATCCAAACGCAAAGATTTCTACCATTTTCAGAGTTACAGGTGCTTGCTATTTTTGGCAGGCATCATTCTTTGATGGTGATGAACTAGGAGTAGTCTATACTGACCCTGCAGATTTCTCTTTACCTTACAGAACTAATCCAACATTCAGTCACCATAAACTTAGCTGTTTTGCTTATGCTGACGGTGTTAATATTGTTGATGGATATACTCTCACCGACCTTGAGATGTATTATGCTAAATTAGGAAATGCATATAATGATGCATCTGGAAGATTAATTCCTTTTTCTGACAAATATCCAACAAGTACAACAGGTATTGCTCCACAAAGGCCAGAGTTTGAAATTGTAGGTGCATTTGCAACTGACCCATTTGAAATTACTTCAATTCAATCTGGAAATGGTTTAACGGCAACAAATGTTGTTACCGTAACAACTGCAAAACCACACGAATTCTCTGTTGGAACACCAATTAAGATTAGAGGAGTTGATACTCAAGACTATAATATCTCAACAAAAGTTGCAGAGATTGATGATGAAGATCCAAATAAGTTTACCTATCTTCTCCCATTCGTAAGACCTAATCTTCCAGCATTCCCTGGTGCTTCTTCAGCAACAGTAACGATTGAGACTGATACTGTTTCTGGAGCATCTCCATATATCTTTAACTGCTCCTTACGTTCTGTGTGGGGCATGAATGGTTTGTTTGCCGATGGTAATAAGGCAACTGGTTTCCGTTCGATGGTTACGGCACAATTTACTGCAATTTCCCTACAAAAAGATGACAGAGCATTTGTAAAATATGATCCTGTTTCTAGAGTTTATAATGGTTTAGACACAAGTGTTACCGTAAGCGGAGCAGAACTTTCATCACAATCTTCTTCAACCGATAGTAATTCAGTTTATCACTTAGATCCTAGAGCAGTTTATAGAAAAGGTTGGGAAACAAGTCATATTAAACTAACTAATGATTCATTCATTCAGGTTGTTTCTGTTTTTGCAATCGGATTTACGAAACACTTTGACTCCGAAAGTGGTGGAGACGCTTCAATTACAAACTCCAACTCAAACTTCGGACAATATTCTCTTGCTGCAACTGGATACAAGGCAGAAGCATTCGATAAAGATAATAGAGGTTATATAACTTCGATCATTGGACCGAGAGCAAACGTTGAAGAAGAAGAAAATATTGACTGGATTTCAATTGATGTAGGTCTAACGAGCACAGCAAATAATTCTAATCATCTTTACATCTATGGATTTAGAAACCCAGACGTAAAACCACCGATTATTCTACAACAATATCGTCTTGGTGCCAAATTAAACGATAAAGTTTTCGTAGAAACTCCTCTTGGAATTAAAGATGCGAGTATCTACATGGTAGATAATACACTCTCTACAGTTGGTGTTAATACAAGAGCTTTAGGATCAGAAAGCGCACAGAAACTATATCGAGTTATTGATGGTCCAAATCCAGATTTGGATTTAAATTCGACAGTCTTCAATATTGGAGCACACTCATTACAGAATGGAGAAAAAGTTAGATTGATTAGTGATTCTGGAGATATTCCAGAAAATCTTGTAGAGCATAGACAATATTATGCAATCAAATATAGTGCAAATGAAATTCAACTTGCATCTTCTAGAACAAATGCCGAGATCAGGTTTCCCATTACTTGTTATGGTGGATCGGATCTATACATTTTTAGTAGAGTATCAGATAAAGAGCCTGGAGAACCAGGATCACCAGTTCAGTATGACCTAGTTCAAGGAAACTGGTTTGTAAATACAAATTCAAACAATGATATTTACACCACAATCAAGGGACTTGATGGAACCTCAGGATTTGGAACTGATAGAACAGAAGTTTCATTTGTTAAGAGAATTCCAGACTCCCGTAGTTTAGATGAAAAGCTTTATAAGGTAAGAGTCGTTATTCCAAAGGAAGCAGAAAACGCAAGAGATCCATTAGCAGGATTTGTTTTACAGGAGTCTAGCACTACTGGTGTATCAACCATCTCAGACTTTACCGCAAATACAATTACTAGAGGTGATTATGCTTTTAGGAGAAACCAAAGATTTATTAGCACATGCACCACAAATGGAACTGAAGTTTTAGTATTTGCAGACCTTCCCCATAGTCTAAAAGTTGGCGATATTGTCATCATCAGCAATGTAGTGAGTACAACCAACTTAATTGCAGCTCCAACTCTTGGATTTAACGGAACATTTGAAGTTACTGCTATTGTTGATAACAATACATTCACATATGAAACCACCGATATTTTTGGAAGAACTAGAAATCCAGGAATATTTTTAAGTAACACTAATGTCAGAAATGCCGATCTCCCAAGATTCCAAAAGAATGATATAAATTCTAATTATTATATCTATCGAAATGATGTTATTACACCTTTCATTTATGGAGTTCAAGATGGAATTTATCATCTATATGTTCTGAATGCGGATAATCCTATTCCAGGAGAGTTTGATTATTTAAAATACGCTCAGCACGTTGTTGACCTTTATCCACAGTTAGATAATGATAATGTTGATGATAATCCACCAGCAGCAAAAACATTTGCAAAGAGATTCCCAATCGGTCAAGTTGTAACAAATGATCTCAAGAGAAGTATAACTAGAGAAACAATTGATAAATTTGCCAAGGACTTTGGACTTGGATTATCAATTACAGGAGTTTCTACATCATTCGCATCCCCAACATCAGGAACTGCAACTATCACCTTAGAGAGACAACATGGATTTAGTGGTGTTGCAACTTACTCTTCAATTGTTCCAGGAACTGGATATAATAATGGAACATATTATAATGTAAAACTATTTAATTTAGGATCTAGTTCTTGGGATGGTGCAACTGCAAAAGTTGTTGTAAAACTTGGATCTGTTGATGGTGTCGATATTATTTCTAAAGGTTCTGGATATACAAATGGTGAGTTCTTAGAATTTGATCCGGAAGTTATCGGTCCAGGAGGAACTGGCGCCAGAATTCAAATTGCAACCAGTGGTATTTCTGGTGATATTGGAGATGGTATTCAAATCACTGGTATTGGAACTACTTCTGATGGATATTATAAGATTACTTCAATTCCATCAGCAACTCAAGTTGCCGTTGCTATTACCAATTTCGATCCATCAATTACCACAGGTCAATACATATTCCCAACGGGTCCTGCACCTACAATCACATCTCAAACATATGATAATGTTTCTAAACTAACAACGTTTAATTTCTCTAGCGCACATGGTTTAGTTCTTGGAAATAAATTTAGGCTTTTTAACTCCAGTAATAATAATCTTGGAGATTTCATTGTTGATGAGAAAATATCAGCAACTACAATCACTGCGATAACAAAGAAAGATTATTCTGCATCTGGTGGTTATGTAGTAAAACATGGTTTATCTACAAACGATGCTATTTCAGATATAAGCGGTGAAAGCCTTGGATCCCGAGGGATGTATTTCTATGATAGCGAAGTTACTACCTTAACAAATGGTCTAACACCAGATGATGACGTAATTACAACTCCAATTACACAATCTCAAATGAGTCGCTTCCCAGTAGGAAGCTTTATTCAGATTGATAATGAAATTATGAGAATTGAGTCCAATATATTAACTGGATCTGGAAATAATCAAATTAGAGTTCATCGTGGATATCTTGGAACCAGAGCGCAGCCGCACTCTAATGGAACTCTGGTTAAGAAAATCAAACCAATTCCAATTGAATTCAGAAGACCATCTATTCTTAGAGCATCAGGACATACATTTGAATACCTTGGATACGGACCTGGAAACTACTCAACTGGTTTACCTCAGGTTCAGGTAAGAGCTCTAACAGAAATTGAAGCATTCCTTTCACAGTCTCAGCAGAGATCTTGCGGAAACATTGCTTATACTGGAATGAATAGTGATGGTGACTTCTACATTGGAAATACCAAATATTCATCAACCAGTGGAGCGCAAATTACTTATGGTATTCCAGTTCCAACAATTACAGGTAGAGATCCTTCACGTTTGAGTCTTGTATTTGATGAAGTTGTAATTAAGGAACGTTTAATTGTTGAAGGTGGAAACTCTGGAACTATTCTTTCGCAGTTTGATGGACCTGTAACATTCAATGGTGAACTAAGAATTAATGGATATCTAACCATTAATAATAGTATGAGAATTAGAAGAGACCTCAGAGTTGATGGAACTTCTAGATTTGATGGTGACATGACAATTAATAGTCTTACTGATGCATCACCAGTTATTACTGCTGAACTATTGACAATTAGTGCCGCTGGAGCAGCTCTGATTGTTAAGGGTGGTGTTGGTATTGTTAAGGATCTAGTAGTTAATAAGAACGTTAGAGTAACTGGCATTTCAACCTTTACTGGACTTGTTGATGCTAATGGTGGTGCTACAATTGATAATGTAAGAATTGGTATTGCTAACGATAATAAGATTGATACTTCAACTGGAAATTTAAATCTGGGTGCTTTTGGTGGAAATGTAATTGTAGATAATCAATTAAATGTAACTGGAGTATCAACCTTTACTGGGTTTATTGACGCTAATGGTGGAGCATATATTGATAATATTCAAATTGGTATAGCAAATGATAATACAATTGATACTTCTTCCGGAACCTTAACATTAAATTCTGTAGGTGGAACGATTATAGTTGATGATAACTTAGATGTTAATGTATCATTGAACGTCGATAGAAATGTAACTGTAACTGGCATTTCAACCTTTACTGGACTTGTTGATGCTAATGGTGGTGCTACAATTGATAATGTAAGAATTGGTATTGCTAACGATAATATAATTGATACAATAGTTGGAGATTTAATCCTCGACTCTTCTACAGGATCAGTTGTTATTGATGATATTTTAATTGTAAATGAGGAAACATATATCTATGATACCTTGACAGTAACCCAAGAAAATGTTCCCGATGCGAGCAAAGTAATTATTAATCTTGATGGAAACATTGAACTTTATAGAACTGGTGCCGGTGGAGCATATATTGACTTCAAGAGAAATTCTCTATCTGAAGATTATAATGTTAGATTGGATAACTTTACTGAAGGTTTCTTAACTTTAACTGGAAATCTTTTAGTAACAGGTAATGTAGATTTAGGTAATGCAACTTCCGACACAGTGACATTTGTAGCAAGAGTTGATAGTGATATCATTCCATCAGCAAATGAGAGCTTCACTTTAGGAACATCTACATTGAGATGGGAAGAAATATTTGCTGCGACTTTAACTGTTAGCGTCCTAAATGTTTCCGATAATGCTACCATCGACAACGTTAGAATTGGTGCTGGTGGTCCCACGGTAATTGACACTGTTTCAGGAAATCTTATTTTATCTTCTGTTGGTGGAACTATAGACATTCAAAATAATTTGAATGTAACTGGTGATGTAACCCTTGGTAACATTGTAGGTGATATCGTAACATTCGTATCAAGAATTAATAGCAACATTGTTCCTAGGTTAGATGCAACTTTTGACTTTGGAACTACAACATTAAGATGGAATAATGTTTATGCCAAAACAGTTGGCCAAACTGAATATACTACATTTAATGGATATGGAACTATTCCTCTTGGTGGAATTATCATGTGGTCTGGATTGACTTCTTCACTTCCTAGTGGATGGGCATTATGTGATGGAACTGCTGGAAGACCAGATTTGAGAGATAGATTTATTGCAGGATCTGGATCAGTGCTTACACATAATGGAACTGGAGGAAGTAATAGTATAACATTAACAGATAGTAATCTACCTTCACATTCTCATACTGCAACTTTAACCGAAGTTACTGATCACACACATACCATTACAGTATCTGAAGTAGGAAATCATGGACATGCATTTATAATTAGTAAAGACCGCAATGCTACTGGATGGGAAGGACCCAATGGAGGATTTGTCCTGGATACTAGTGAAAACGAAACACAGCCAGCAAATTCAGGAAATCCAAATACTAGTGGAGGACAAATAGGTGGAGGTGGTGGTCATGGACATACAGCAACGGCAACAGGTGGGGGCGGTCATACTCATACTGTAACAATTAGTCCTACAGGAAGTGGAACTTCTGTAGATATTACTCCTAGGTATTATGCGTTGGCATTTATTATGAGAATAACATGACTTTATTAATGAAATAAATAACTAAAAAGTATCTGTGCGATGTCTAATATCAAAAAGTCCTTTAACTTTAGATATGGTGTTCAAGTTGATGAAGATAATTTCATTGTAAATTCTAATGGATTAGTTGGTATTGGAACATCAGTTCCGACTGAATTTCTAGATGTTAGAGGAACAGCAAAGATTGTAGGGTTAGTAACGGCAAACAGTCTTTTCACGCCGAATGGAACTGTTGGAGTTCTTTCAGTAACCAATTTAACTGCGGGTGGTCTATCTGCAAAAGCAGGAATTATAACAGCAACACTCCCATATCCTTTGGGAATTGTAACTTATTTTGGTGATGGTGGAAATCTACTTAATCTACCAACATCACAATGGATTGATGTAGATACTGGTTTTGGATATACCAGTATCTACGCTGCTGGAAATGTTGGAGTCGGAACAACTTACCCAGATTATACTTTCCAAGTTGGTGGAACTCCTGAATATAAAAGGGGCGTAGGAATTAATTCAACTGGTGATATTTTCCTTACTGGTATTATTACTGCAGGATCTCACGGTATTTTCGGTGGAATAGGATCATTTGCTGGTAATTTAATTACTAATAGAATATTAACTGTAGGATCTGGCGCCACAATTGCTGGTGGATTAGTTGTTGGTGGTGGTGCAACCATTACAGGTAATTTAAACTTTGGTGGATCTGCCTCATTCAATACATCAGGATCCTTTGGTGGAAGTTTAACAGTTGGAGGTGCTGTTACTGCTTCTTCATATGGTTTCTTTGGATCAGACTTAGTTGTTGGTGGTGGTGCAACGATTGCTAATGATCTAAACGTTAATCAATCGATAAGAGCAACTCTTGATGTTAACACTGGAAGACATTTAACTGCTGGCGCTGGAGCAACTGTTGGTGGTGGATTTATTGTTGGCGGTGGAGCAACTATTGCAAATAGTTTATCTGTCGGTGGAAATGGTTCAATAACAAGAGATTTGGTAGTAGGTTATGGTGGAACTTTTGGTAGAAATCTTGTAGTAGGTGCAAGTGCAACAGTTGGTGGAGGAGCTGTAGTCGGTGGTGGATTAACAGTCTCAGGAGATCAGGTTATTGGTAAAAAATTAACTGTTAATTCATCTGGAACATTTGGATCTAACTTATATGTTTCTGGAATATCAACATTAAATGGAATAGTAAATGCACAATCCGCAGTAATTGGTAACGTTGAAATAAACGTTAACCCAAATACAATATTTGTAAGTAGCGGAAATTTATTAATTAATACTTCTGGAGGCATTGTCACTGTTCAGGATAGTGTGAATGTCACTAATCAATTATCAGTAGTTCAGTTATTCACTGCTGATGGTGGATCAAATCTTAGTGATGTCAGAGTTGGAATAGATACCCGTAATAAAATTGATACTTCTATTGATCAGTTAATTTTAAGTTCCAATAACCACATAGTTAAAGTAGAAGATGATCTTAATGTAATTGGAACAATATCTGCAGGATCTGGTGTTACGTTTACAGGATCAATCTTTACAAATAAAAATTTATATGTTTCTGGAATATCAACATTCGATGGTGGAGTTGTTATTAATAATACTGGACTGACTGCAAATACAATTAAAATTGGCGTTGATGCTACTAATAGAATTAACTCAACTTCATCAGAACTTCAATTAAATTCTTCCGGAGATAAAGTTAGACTTTTAAGTGATTTACTTGTAGATAGAAATTCATATCTTTCAGGAATTACATCAGTTACTAGTTTAGTACCAACTACAGATGGTAGTGGTAATGTTGGAAGTGCAAGTAGAAGATTTGGAGAAGCATTTATAGATGATGTGCGAATTGGGGTTTCTGGTACGTCCGTTATTGATACCATTTCTGGAACATTACAATTATCATCTTCTTCAGGAACTATACAATTAAGTAATAATACAAATATTACAGGAAATATTCTCCAAATTGGGAGCCCAGCATCATTATACCTGAATGGGACAAATAAATCAATTGGTATTGGAACTACTGATTCTAATTTATCATTAAATATCCTAACAACTGCAAATAAGACCGTTAGAATTTCTAAGTCTGGTCTTTCAAATTTATTTGAATTTGGATTTACTCCATCTACAGGTGTTCCAGTCCTGTCTATAGGTTCTAGTTCAGTTGGTTCTGGTAAAAATAATGTAAATATAACTTATGATGATAATAAATTTACATTATCTAATGAGAATTATGGTGATATATCTTTTGTACTTGATAATAGTAACGTTAATATAGGTGCTGCAAATACTGGATCATTTATTGTTAAGCATGGAAGACTTTCAAATAATTTATTCATAGTTGATTATAGAGGAAACGTTTCTATAAGCTCTGATGTATCAGTCGCTAATAATATTAAAACTTCAAATGAAAATATTATTTTACAATCTTCGGGAAATGCGTTTATAAGTTCTAATTTTAGCGCAGGAAATGGAGTACTTCAAGTTAATAGATTTGGAAATATTTGCACAGCAACTAATTTAAATATCGATAATAATGTTGAAGTTACATCTGCATTTAGAGTTAATTCTACTTCTAAGGAAATAGTTTCAGAAAAATTAGAGTTAGGAACAAGAGTTTTTGTTGGTATATCAACAGAATATGTTAATGTTCTATACACAGCAACGGGAAATATAGGTATTGGAACAACCACTATAACTGGTATAACCACCACAGGTTTAACAGTTGGATTGCAATTAGAACCTATTCCAGGAGTTACTACTCTTGGTTATTCAATTGTTGGTATAGGAGTTAATTTAGTTTACTTGAATACTACAACAACTAATTTAAGTCCGATTAATTCCCAAACATTTAGATTTGGAAATAGAGTGATTATTTCTCCAAGAAGTTTAGTTGATTTTTCAAGAGCTGGAGTAACTACAAATGATCATTGGGGCAGTTACATAGGAGATACTCTCCAAAAACAGAGATTTATGTTACCACCAGTCCTCACAACATCGGAAAGAACAGGATTAACAACAGTTGCAGGAGCTATGATATACAACTCAGATACTAATAAGCATCAAGGTTGGAATGGAACTGCCTGGTTTGATTTCTACTGATACTTGACATAATCCTCAAATATCAGTAGAATATGCTTTGTGAGCGTTGAAGATGAGACTGTGACACTTAAAGAACTGGTACAGATCCCGCCACTGAGCGGGATTTCTGCTATAATGAGTTTATTCTTAATTCAAAACCGTGAACATCTACTTCATCACTCTCAAAAGTAATCCCAATTGGTTTGGTATTGGTGAAACCAAGGGTCCATGCATGATGGCAACTCATGGAATTCCTAGGAAAGGGAGTGATTATGGTAAAGCAAAGCAACTTCTTGCTGCCAATAATGATGAGTATTTGCTCCTTCAGAGGTGGAACAATGTTTCCACTAGGTCTGATAGAGATGACCATCATGACGATATTCTTCATGAATTTGTAAATAAACTTCCTGGGGTCATTCAGAAGGGGAGGGAGAGTTTTGAAATTCTTGCAACTTCTCCTCTTTCTACTGATATCATCATTGACATGATTCATGAGAAGTTTTTTGTAGAAAAAACTGAAGAAAAACCACGTCTGAAACTGCGTAAGCATCAGAAGGAATTTCTTGAAAAGATTAATTCTACTTGGGAAAGTTGGAAGGAATTTCTTCTGTTTGCAAAGTGCCGTTCTGGCAAATCTATTATGTCGCTTTATCATGTTCTTGAGAAAGGATATAAGGTAACTTTGATTGTTTCTCGTTATACTTCTCCGATTCAATCTTGGAGAGATGATTTGAAGCAATATGCTGACTTTGATAACCTGACTTTCATCAATCTTGCTGATAAGAACTGGAAGGAACAACTTGAATATTGGATGAGCACAGATAAACAAATTATTCTGTGGACAACGATTCAAGGTGAAAACCGCTGGAAAAAGATCGATTGTAAAGTAGATTTCATGATCTACGATGAAGCACATGTTGGGTATGGATCTACTCAGTGGAAATCCATGCGTAAAAAGTTCAACTGTCGCACTCTTTATGTGACTGGAACTGCATATGACATCGTAGATGAATTTTCAACTAACAATCGATTCATCTACTCTTATTTTGAAGAGCAACTTGATGCAAAGTTGGGAATTATCAAAGCTCCCAAGATGCGAGTTATTCTTGTGAAGTATGATTGTGATGGTTACAAAAAAGTGTATGGTGATGATCCTGATGCAATGAAGAATCTTTTCTCAGTTAATGAGGATGAGAAATTTATTGAACCTTCTTTGGTTCGTGGTTTTTACGTTGATTATTTCGGAAGGCAGCGTCACCTACGTCCTCAAGATCGTTTGTTGAAAAATGCCAAGCATATTTTCATGACTCTTCCCTCTGTTGTAGCGTGTCATAATTCTGTTCCTTATCTGGAGGCAACAGATTTTGCACCTTTGGTTGTTACTGGTGACACTGACAGGGATGCTGATGCTATTAAAAAGCATATTGCTGATCACCCCGAAGGAACTATCATCCTTACTGTTAAGGCAAATGTTCTTGGCGTTACAATTAGGGAAATTGATACTGTTATCAATTGTTCTGAAGGTGAATCCATGAACTTCTGGTCTCAGTTTGCTTTCCGTGGTGGATCTTCTGATCGAGATTGGGATGTAATTGATTTTTGCCCAGAGCGTTGCCTTTCATCACTTAGGAAAGCTTTTGCTGCTGCTTGTGATAACGATCCTCGTCTTGTGGATTATGTGATGCAAGATTTTGCTGCTCTCACTGAATGGGCAGAAGCATTCACTGAAATGACTCAAGAACAACTTGTAGAAATTCTTTCCTCTGATGTGGGGGATAGTGTTCGCTTCCTTTCCAGCATCGTTTCTTCTTTGAATCTTGAAGATCTGAAGAACCTTGAGATTGGTTTGGATTTCACTGCATCTAAGTCTAAAAATACAAAGAAAGTTGTTAATGACAACCCTGCGAATGGTAAAAGTAACAAGAAAATGATCTTTTTGGATGATCTTGAAAAAGAAGCGTCGGATAAAGAGACTGCTAAAAAGGTGGAAACAATCAAAGCAATTATCGAAAGAATCCCTCTTGTAATCTTTCATTGTATTCGAGACAACAAAATCCCAAATAGCATCCACTCAATTATCAATTCTGAGCATTATGTTCATGATACACTGGATACTGAGGGTGTTTTGGAAAATCTTGTGACTCAAAATTACCTTAACTCTCAAACCATGACTTATCGAATTAATCAAGTTTCCATCGATTTTCAACATAGGATGAAGGAGGATGAGTGTGGGACACTTGAGAAACTGACCTGCACTCGCCAATCTCAGAAGTCTATGAATGTAGACTTGGTAACTAAATTGCTTATTGGGGTTTGAAATGCAAAATCTTTTGATTTGTGGAGATCCAACTGGACTTCACTCTTTAGTATCAATTAAAATGGGTTGGAATCCAGAAAACATTTGGGTTTGGGAAGATGACCCTACACACTTCTATGCAATTAAGCAGATTAGTGATAAAATAAACTTAGTAGAAGATTATGATAACCTTATTAAAGAAAAAATGCGATTCACTATAGGAATTGGGAATCCACCATATGGAGTTGGTGGAAATCTTGCTATTAAATTTTTGAATAAAACTGCAGAACTGACTGATGATATTCGATTTGTCCTTCCAACTTCTGTTAGGAAACCTTCTTCCTTGAACAAGATTCGTCTTGATCTGGATGTCATTGAAGATTATGATTTGGACCCTAAAACTTTTCCTGGAGGAATTAGTGCCGTATATCAGCGTTGGGTAAAAACTCATACTCCACGAAAAAAAGTAAAACTGTTGAACACACATCCAGATTTTGAATTTCTCCCCTACGAGAGGAGATTTGAAGCAGATGTTTTTGTGGGTGAATATGGATGTGGTCCAAGTGGGAGGGTTAAAACTGAAAACTTCACCCATTATGCAAAGGGACATCATTTTTTAAAAGTAAGGGATCCTGAGGTAATACAAAATCTTGTGAAGTTTGCTCCGAGATTTCGTGAAGTTGCACTAGGTTGTAATGGGCGAGCTCATTTTGGAAAAAACGATCTTATTGCAACTTATATGGAGTGTTTAAATGAAAAAGAACAAACACAATCTTGAAACTGGATCTGAGATTGAAAGATCAGACGAAAGGATAAAAGAAACTCAAGAAGTTTTTACTCCACAAGAACTCGTTGAGAAAATGATTGATGACATTTCATTGGATATATTGCAAGATCCGAATAGCACATTTATTGATAATTCTGCTGGATCTGGTAATTTTCTTGTTGGATTAAAAAATAGATTGTTACGATATCATACAGAAGAACATATTCTCAATCATATGCTCTATGCTATTGAGATGATGGAGGACAATCACAAGGAACTCTGTGCTAGACTTGGTGTTCCCCCGTCTCATCCCCACTACGTTTGCGCTGATGCTCTAGAGTATGATTATTCCTTTGGAGAACCAGTAGGATTAGAGCAATTCTTCTGACCAGTTCCCAAACTGGCACAAGGCACCCTTGCGGGGGTGCTTTTTGCCGTATAATAGTCTCATACGCAATTCACCAGTGATCCAACTTCGCCCCCATCAACAGCGTGCTCTGGATGCTCTTGCCAAGCACCTGAAAGGTCAGGTCATTATTCCTACTGGCGGTGGTAAAACCAACGTCGGTATCTTTGATGCGATGCGTGAGTTTCTCAAAGAGAATTCTCAAACTATCGTAGTTGTTGCTCCTCGCATTCTGCTGGCAGAGCAACTCTCTTCTGAGTATCTTGAGTTCATCACGAACGCTAGTGTTCTGCACGTTCATAGTGGTGAAACGCATCACCAAAGCACGACTCGCCCGAATGAGATCCGTAACTGGGTCGATCAAACTCGTGGCAACAAACTGATCTTCACGACCTACAACTCCCTGCAACGTCTTCAGCAGGCAGATATTCACGTCAACACCATTTACTTCGATGAAGCGCACAATTCCGTTCAGCGTAACTTTTTCCCTGCTACGGAGCACTTCGCTGCTACTGCTGACCGCTGCTATTTCTTCACTGCTACTCCTAAGCATTCTGCTACTGTTTCCAAACCTGGGATGAACGATGGTTCTGTCTACGGACAGGTCATCTGCAGCGTGCCTGCTCCTGAACTGGTGGAAGGTGGTTTCATCGTTCCTCCTAAGGTTGTGGTGCAGCAGTTTGAGATGCTCGGCAAGGGTCAAATCGTTGCCGATGTTGACTGTGAGAACCTGATTGCCACTATCGACGCTCAGGAAGTTGGCAAGGTGCTGATCTGCTCCAAAGCAACTAAGCAGATCACCGCTCTGGTTTCTCAGACTGATTTCTGCACTCAACTGGAGGATCGTGGTTACTCTTGGATGTATATCACTTCCAAGACTGGTGCCGTGATCGATGGTAAGAAAGTGAATCGTGAGGTGTTCTTTGATACTCTCTCTGCCTGGGGTAAGGACAACGACAAGAAATTCGTTGTGCTTCACCACAGCATTCTCTCTGAGGGTATCAACGTTTCTGGTCTGGAGGCGGTGCTGTTTATGCGCTCGATGGACTACATCGGCATCTCTCAGACCATCGGGCGCGTGATCCGTCTGCACAAGGAGGACGCAGCGGCGCTCAGCAGCGGCAGGATCGCCCCTGGTGCCCTTCAGGACTACACTAAGGCATTCGGGTTGGTCTGCATCCCTGTCTACTCTTCTGTGGGCATCAGCACCGCTAAGAAGGTGCAAGCGGTTGTGGATCTTGTGTTCCAGCAAGGTCAACCCGCCATCAGCGTTGTCAAACGCTGATTTTTCTGCTAAACTACTCAACACACAAGGAGATTTCTAATGAAGTTCGTGGTTCAACTTTACGTTGGAGGTAAGGTTTTCAACGAGGAAGTTCAGGCAACCAGTCCTAAGGATGCCCGTGAGACTGCTCTTGCTCGCAATCCTAAGGCAAAAGTTGTCGGTGTCAACGCTAAATTCTGAGGTAATTACAAATGGCACGTTGGACTGCTAAATGCTGGTTGGGTTCCGCAAACGGTTATCAGGATCTTGAGGTTCAATCGAACACTTCTCATGGTGCTCGGGAACAACTGGAGCGCATTTATGGTGCAGAACAGGTCATCAATCTGCGTCAGGTGAATGAGAGTTCTTCCTCATCTGGTGGTAGTGATGGAATGGTTGCTCTAGGTGCAATCGGATTGTTTATCTACCTTGTGGTTACATTCTGGCCGATCGCTCTTGCCTTGGTTGCCATCTACATCCTCTATAAGGTTTTCGCGTAATGGATATTCAGAACTACGGTCTGTTGGATCCCGTTCCGACAGACCCTGCGGGGTATGTAACGAAAGATGGGGCATGGGCGGCGGTGCCATGGGGCAAAAAATTTGTGATTCTCCATGCAGGCAGGCAGGTCCACATTGCAACTAACTATGCATCTGCCCGCTCATATATCCAAAAACAAGTCAAACAGACCAAAAAATCATCCAGTTCTGCATCATTAGAGGGGCATTTTTGATGGAAAATGTATTTAAGCAGACATCTTACGAACCTTATGATAGGCATACCTACTCAATTGCCCTGAAAAGTGGTGAATTGGTAAATTTCGATGATTGGGATGCGGTTCAGGTGTTCTGGTTCACCCACGCCCAAATTCCCGATTTTTTGGATTGTATAATCGTCCATGATAAGAAAAAAGGTAAAGAGAAGGTAAAATCGCGGGGATTTGCAGTCTAAATATCATCAAAGGTTCGATATGAAATGGAACCACTTTTTCTTGTTACGATTTTATCGTGCCAGCAAGTGCTGAAGATTGTTGATCGTGTGGGACAAATTTCAATTCTCACTCCAGAACAGAAGTATGAGATCGTAAAGGAACTTAAAAAATCAGTCCCATCATGTCCCATCATCATCAAGGAAAAATGAATCAGAAAGAACTTCAAGCACTTGATCTCATGCTAGAAGACCTGCAAACCAGTCATCCAGAAATTCGCACGGTTGCCAAAAAGTTGGATTGTGAAAATGAACTTGAGGCACTCAAAGTTGAAATTCTTGACTATCTTTACTCAATAAAATCACATTATAATCCATGAATGCAAACTATATTTACCTGATTATATTTTTTTGTATTGCTTATTTGATTATCACGGATCAATCAGTAGCGAGGGCATTTTACATGTTTACTCAACTTGTAAGAGTTCAATATGAGAAGGTTAAGTGGTGGGCGGTTCATAATCCAGCAAATCCAATTGTTAAATACTTGATGTGGCGTAGGGCATATAAACTTGCCGAAGAGTTGCAAAAGGAAATATTAGAAAGGCAAAATGAAAAAACAAAGAACTCCAACAATGTGGAGACTGATCGCTAAGGCATTAGGGGAAAAATCGGGAAAGGATGATAGTGAGGCAGATAAGGTTGCTTTTATTCGTCTATTAATTATGATACAATTGATAGTGACAAATAGTTTTATCATTGCAAATGCTGTTCGGCATTGGAACGATATTGACTATTCTAACAGTTGCCAACAATTAAAATAAATACACCATATCTGGATAATACTTATGCTTTCCACTCAATATCGTCTTCGCCTTCAGTTTATTTGTAGTCGAATTGTTAATCGTGAAGAAGTAAAACTAGAAGATATGATCTGGGCCGAAAAACTTGCAAAGGCAAATCGAAGTGCGGCAACTATGCTTCGCCAAGCAAGAAGGAAAGCAGAAAATCCAGATATGCAAGATGGGGATATGGATGATTTTTTAAATCAACTTGATATTGGTTCTACTGGAAGTGAAAGATTTGGAATTCGTAGATTTGAAAGTGTAGACGATATTGTTGATTTTTTTACTGAAGATAAACCTGATGATTGGAGACAAAGAGATTGATTTATGATTAAAGTTTTAGAAAATCCAAAGACAATCAAATATCAAAGCATGAAGAATTATATTCTTTCTGAAAACTTTGATTGGTTTTGGTGTGAGAAATCAACAGTAGATGGTGATGGAGAAAACGTATCTTTATACTACCATTCATTTTTAAGTAGACCAGAGCATTCTGGTGGAAAATATCCAAAAGTTTGCTCTGACAATGTTGACTCTGCATGTATTATTCTTGAAGAAGTTCTCAAGCATAATGATATTAAAATTAATTCATTTCTGAGAATTGCAGTAAATTGCGTTCATCCATATTTAACAGTTCTGAAGAGTGTTCCGCACCACGATCATGAGTTTCCACACAAAAATATATTAATTTATTTGACTGATGCTGGTGGAAAAACTTTTGTTGAAGGTAAAGAACATTCACCAAAAGAAGATGATGTGATTCTTTTTGAAGGACTTCATTATCATGAAACTCCATTAAATAAGAGAAGAATAGTTTTGGTTGCCACGTTTATCTAATGGAATTAATTCAATTTGCTTCTCATGAACTTTACTTGTTTGTTGCTTTCATGTGTGGATTGCTTCTAGGATACATTCTAGGTAGAAGAGAGGACAATATGTGAACTGGCACAAGGCATCTTGACTTTGCATTTGAGGTGCCTTATAGTATAAGCATACAAAACAAGACCGATGACTTACAAAGCAACTCTCAAAGTTCATTTTGATACTGAATGGACTCCAAGTTATGGAGTTTCTGGAATTTATGATGATTGCTCTCTTCCTGAGGAGCATTATACCTTTGAGATCCCTACTCACGACATTAACAGTACTCAACTGTTTCATTTCTTTGCAACCGTAGCACGGACGATGGGACATAATGAGGTTGGTATTATGAAGGGTGCCTGTGCTCTTGTCTTTAACGATATGCGTAGTGAAGAGGATATGCGTAAGATCGCTGATGAGTTTGAACTGAAAATGGCAGAGGATTATGCAAAAGAGTTTCGTAAGTTGGAAGATGAGATTTATGATCTCAAGGCAAAACTCTCACGTTACGAACAACCCGATAATCCTCAATATACGCATGAGGAAATGGAAGCGATGTGTGCTCAGAATGAAGTGACAGAACAAACTCTTAAGAACGCACAGGTAGTTTGCCATGATTGCGGAGACAAGTATGGCACTTATAGTGTTGGTTGTTCTTCCACTTGGCAAGGTAAGTGTGGAGTATGTGGAGAAACCAAAGGTGTAACTGAAGTTCGTGATTATGGGTATTTGACAAAAGGTATTAAGGAGTTGTCTGAATGACTGAAAGATCGCAAGCATTTGTCAATAAAATCTGGGAACTTCGTAATGCTGGTGCAGATACTGAAGAGAAGTTAGTTGCCGCTGTTCTTCGTGTAGCAGCAGAGAATACTGTATCATATACCGCACAGAACGGTCTTATAGTTCTAGATAAGAATGACATCCTACAACTAGCACAGGAATTAGAAGAATGAAAACCTTTCAAGTTGCAAAATGGGGCGTAAGAGACGATTATGGTAAAGAGTTTTACCTATCACTCTTTCTTACAGAACGATATTCACTTCTTCAAGTTGCACTTGATTTTGGTGAGTATGGTAAGTGGATTGAGTGGCCTTATCTACAAATCTCTATGGGTTATGGTAGGTTCTTCTCATTTCTATTCTCTCTTGGTAAATTAGGTTTCAGTTTTGATATTGTTGGAAGGAATTGGAGAGATGAGTTGTTTTATGTTCAACCTGGAGAACTAAAGAATGAGTGAAGATATGCCTTGGGTGATTGGATTAACTGATGAGGAAGTCCAAGAACTCCGTAAGAACAAACAAGAACTCACCGAATACGGAAAAGAGAAAATCCGCAAACTTATTAAACAAGGTATTAAAGAATACAAACCAGCATTAGAGGAACTTGCAAAAGATGAATGACTTTACTTACGAAGAAATCCTTGAAATCGCAAAACAAAGAGAAGAAGCAAACGCAATCGTAGCAAAAGTATCTGAAGAAGATTATCATAAGGTTATGGATGCAGCAGAACGACAAGAACTTGCAAACAAAGAATTCAAAGACCTCACAGACCAAGAAAGAATTCAACTTGCATTAGAAGAACTTGATTGGATTGTGATTGGAGGACAAGATGGTGAAGAGTTTTATAACTCTATTCAGTTTCTTCGTAGAGTATTGAAGAGTTTTCGATGAGTAGATTTGCTGAAAATCCTGATGAGATTGTCCTTCAAGACATTCAAATGTTTCATCTGGAAAGTATGAATGAAAGGACACTCTGGATTGGTGTTTATACTGATGATGATAAAATCTATCACCTGAATATCTCTGCTGATGGTGATAAACTGAGATACTACTGGAGTGAGGAGACACCTTAAGAACTGGCAAAACCACTTCCCAAGGAGGTGGTTTTGCCTTATAATACTCTCATAGACACAAAGGACTGATGACTGCCCTTTATTTTGAAACCGAAGACAAGCAACAACTTTATACTGCTATTTTTGATGGGTATCCCGTTGGAGACGGTACTCTTGATGGTATAAGGTTTATTACGAAGATTGTGAATGGAAAACTTGAAGCAACCATTCATCCTAACGATGAAAGATATTTTTCAACTCTTAATACACAGTATTGGTTAGAAAAAGTCAATGAGTATGTTCAAGATTATGATCTCTTTAGTCATCCTGAAAATGGAGAGGATATTTATCTTGTGACTGATGAACCCACTCAACCTGTTGTGGGAGTTGTTGGTAAAGCATATACTTGGGAAGAAGTTCTTCAACGAGCAAAACAACAACAGGATAGGACACCTTAAGAACTGGCACACCACTTCCCACAAGGAGGTGGTTTTGCCTTATAATACACTCATACACACAAAGGACTGATGACTTCTGAAAACAAAAAATTTACTTTGGGTATTTTTGAATATCTCACCATCACCTTTATTGTTCTCAAACTTACAGGATTGGTAGATTTTACTTGGTGGCAAGTAATTTCTCCTAAAATTATTGGTGTATCTATTGCTCTCATTGAAGGTATTATTGAAGGTTTTATTGAAGAATATCAAAAGCATAAGAAGAACTGAAATGACTAACCTTAACTACCTTTGTTTTGTTGATGGACTGCTGGAGTATGCTAGCACCGACCCTTCTTCTTTCGCACACTATCAGTTAGTTTATGCTGAAGAACACAGTGATGCTGACGTTCAGTATCTTACTCTGACTGATGAAGAGTATGATGAAATGTTCCCTTATGAGGAAGAAGAATGACTGTTGCTGAATGGATTGAGAAACTCAAACATTTTCCACAAGACCAAGAAGTAAGAATTACTGATGGTTTCAAGTATCACTTCTATGAAGGTGATTTTGATTTTCAACTCTTTGAGGATGTTGATGGTTCTACCTTTGTAGATATTGGTATTGGTGGATTTGATGAGGATGAAGAATGAGGTTTTGTAATGAAACTTGAATTCAACTTTGTGAAACCAGGAGTTTTCAATCTCCCTGAAACTGACTGGTGGGGTTTTGATCCTAACGATCACATAGAAATCCAACCACACTGGACGATGGCACATATCGCAGTAGAAATGGAACTGTTCCCATCAATCGGACAGGCACGAAAAAATGGTTGGAATGGAGAAATCCCACAAGGATTTACCGAACAACGACGCATCGGTAAAATGAAAAAGAGTATGTTTATTCACAATCCATCTGACAACTTTATCAACAATCCTAACTGGGGGAAAGACTAATGAAAATCCCACTTAAAGCAGTCACAGTTACTTACACCCGAACTATCACAGTTGCTCCCACATCTGAAATGTTTGAATATTGGGATGTAGAACCATCGCAAGAAGGATTTGAGAGTATGATGATGGATGAGTTTTATGATATGATTTATGAAGAAATGGATGGTAAAGGAAATCCAAGAGATTATACTAATGTAGAACGGTTTGAAACTGTTGAAATTGATTTTGATTGGGATGAGGAGGATGAAGAATGACTTACGACGAACTCTACAACCATGTGGTAAACTATGTTGCGATGCCACATACCGTCATCACACATCACGATCATCGTCGTGCCTGTCTAATCTTGGGTGCATTCATGGAGTTTATTATGGATTGTACTGATGCTGGTATTGATCCACGCACACTTGATATGACTGGTATTATGAATGAGAAACTTGATGAACTGGAGGTAAACAAATGAGCGGCGGACACTTTAACGACTGCGGTTACGACTACTACAAGGTAGCACAGTTTGCTGATGAACTTGAAGAAGAGATTTGGAATAATGACAAAGAAGATGAGTATGGTTGGAAACCTAACCACGATCCTGATGTGATTGAGTATCTCAAAGAACAGATTCCCAAGATGAGAAAGATGGCAGAGATTATGAGGCACATTGACTATCTGTATAGTGGTGATCACGGAGACGATAGTTTTATGGTTCGTGTATGGGAAGTGGAGCAAAAGTATAATGGCTAACCGAAACATCAAAAAGGAAATCAACTATTCATACTATCGTGATATGGAGGACGGGAATGATACTGAAACCATTTGCTATCCTTCCCTTATCTGTATCCTTACAGAACTGATTGACAGGATAGAACAACTGGAAGAACGACTGAATGAACTTGAACCACCTGTGAATGATGTATTTGGACCGACTGGATTGGTTGGAGACCCGCAATGAACTACGAAGAGTTCCTACAAACTCCACACACCTTTATGAATGATGTGGTTGAAATCCTCACAATCAAAAAGAAATGGGGTTTAGCACTTACAAGAGAAGAAAAGATGCTTCAAAGACACATTCGCACCCTTACCTTACGGAGTTCTTATGGATGACGAAAACCTTAATGCTATAATGATACATCCAGATAGTTTCAAACGACTTGAAAATGTTTTCTACAAGAAAATCAAACGTAGGATTTTTTATGAGGTGATTTGGTGGGGTGCTGAAAGTAGGCATACAAAATGTTTCTATAGTGTGAAGAAGATGAGGAAGTTTGTGAATGAACTTCATCGGTGGTATAATGAATATATTGAGATTGAGAAAACTTGGTGTTATAGAGAGTATTCACCAAGGCACAAGTGGTATTACATTTCCTTTGAACCAAATCAGTTTGTTTGTGTGGAAAAATGGTAAAATACAATCGTCCTATGAATGTGTTTGAGAAACTCCAAGCAGGTTGGTGGTGGTTTGGTGAATGTTTTGGTGAATGGTGCTATACTATGATAAATGAAGAT